TTGAATTACTTTTCCTAAAATATTACTTAACTTTGTTTTTTTCGATTTAAATGCAGTTTCCCATAAATTTAATTCTGATTTACTCATTTTATATATTTTTTCGATAATATATAAATATATAAAAAAATAGTTTTAAATTATTTGATCACAATTAAATTACATAAACCCAACCTCTCCATGGATTTACCAATAAATCTTCAGTTGTATGTTTTGAAAATATAGTTTTAATTAATGCAACCATAAATCCAACACTCAAAAAGGTATATACTATATCATTCACCACAGGTATATACCAAGTAATTAGTGTTATAATGATACTTATAATGACTATCGACCATGTTGGAATTTGTTTTATTTTTTGTATAAATTTATTCATTGTATATAATAAAAATTAATTATTTTTTTAATATTTTATATTTATTCCAATATTATAAAATATTAAAATATAATTAAATATCATATTATTAAAGTAAATTTCTATTTATGTTTTGAAAAAATTGATTTTTATATAGATATATCAAAAATGGATATAGGTTTAATCGATTTAGTTTATAAATATGTGTATATTGGAAAATTTCGTTCTAAATTATTTCAATTAAATAAATACATATACAATCACCTAGCTTCATTTGTTGAAATATCGGATTGTTGTTTAACTGATAAAATTATCAAACAACCCAGATTTAATAATATCTATAAATTGAATTTAAATAACAACAATAATATAACCGATAATGGGATTAAACATATCGATATATATTCCTTGAATTTAGAAGATAATTGGATAATTACTGATGAAGGAATTAAACATATGAATATTCGTGAATTAAATTTAAGTAATAATGATAATATTACCGATGAAGGTATCAAATATATGAAATTACATACATTAAATCTGTCATATAATTACAATATAACGGATAAAGGGATAAAAAGTATGAGATTATATAGTTTGGATTTAACTTCAAATGTTAAAATAACCGATGAGGGGATACGGTATATGAACTTACATACATTAATATTGGATAATAATTCCAATATAATCGGAAAATATATGAGACGGATGACTGGATTACGTATTCTAAATTTAAACAACAACCACAAAATAATTAATAAAATAATCAAACATATGGAGTTGGATGAATTGGAATTGGAATCTAATAAATTGATCACAAATAATGGAATAAAGCATATGAATTTGATAAAATTAAATCTTAATAAAAATGATAATATCAGAGATCATGGAATTAAACATAGAAATTTGGAAATATTATATTTGGATTATAATAAAAAGATAACTGATAAAGGAATTGAAAATATGAATTTACGTATATTATCATTGTGTGAAAATGATAATATAACTGATAATGGCATACGATATATGAATTTGAAAAAATTATATCTAAGCGGTAATAAAAAAATAACAAATAATGGAATCAAACATATGAATTTGAATACCGTTGATTTAGTAAATAATCAAAAAATAACGAATATTGGTATTTTACATATGGATTTAAAAGTTTTGAGTAAATGTGGATATAGTTTAATTACAGATGATGTATTAGTTTACCTACAATTGAATAAATTAATCATCGATAATATTGATGATTGTTATCTCGATATATTGAAAAAGATGAATAGTTTTTATGAAATTCAAATTAACGATGAAGAACATATCATAACATATTATTAATTTTTTTATAAACAGAAAACTTTTTCCAATCTGGTTGATATTTCTGCAATTTTTAATTTCATATTATGTTGCGTTTCGAAAAATATGAATCCCATTCCAATCTCAGCTAAAATATTACTGGATAAATAACTTACACCAAATAATTTCTTACCACCTAACTGAAATAATCTAACGATAAAATATATAACAAACAAATCCAATAATAATTGAACAATTATATCTTTAATTAAAATATCGGTTGGAGCATTATTTGAAAATTTTATAAACCAACACTCCATAACCATACCTAATATAGCAAAAATGATTATAAATATTGCAGCATATAAAAAGTTAAAACCTGTTCGTAAAATTTCTTTATTTATAAAAAATTCGAGTTCTTTTATTTTTTTCATTATTTTTTATTTTATTTTATTTTTTTATATATACGTAAAATAAAATAAATATGGTATCACCAGCAATCTACGCATTTTTAACACTCGGCTCCGGAATAGGTGGAATGCTTATTACACCTCTATTACTTCTTTTCTTTATTCTAATTATTGGATATATTGTTGCAGGAATGCTATCATTACTATTGGTCTTTGAAAAGAAAATGGATTATAAAGATTTGATAAAATCAACATCTGGTAATTGGACAACAGTCAAAAATATTATTCATAATAAAGCGATAAAATTTTAAATATTATCAAATAAAAAAAATACATATATGAATTATTGACAATTGATACATATTTCATATGCATCATCTAGTATTGAAGATTTTTCTTGATTTCCAATATCGAAATTTATTTTTTTGTCTGTCGATTCCTTTTTATTAATTTTTTTAGTCGATGCTTGGAATGCACGATTAACTAATCCATTTTTCAAATAATAACAAAGTGTTTTAAGACCACGTTTATATGCATAAAAATACATACTATTTAAATATTTAATCGAATATTCTTTTGGATATAGATTTAAACTCTGACTCTGACACACAAACCAACCTCTTTCTACAGACATATCTATATATCTTTTCATACTTATCTCATATGATGTTTTATATATCACTTTTAAATTATCTGGAATTGATGATAATAAATTTGAATAAATTTCATTACTAAAATGGTCAGTACTATCGAAATATAACTTTCCACCATTTTCTATTATCGCGTGATACATATCTTCAGACCATAATTCAATTTCTTTCAAATCATCCACTAAATCGGGAACTATCATTCTGGTTTTTCCGGTACCGGAGTTGATAGCATGTATAGCTCCGAATAGAGGTTCGAATGATTTTGTTATACTTCCAAGTATATGTCCGGTACTAGCAGTAGGCATTAATGCTATAAGCGTGGAATTTCTAAGACCATATTTCTGAATTTCATCTTTTAACTTTTCCCATTTATATTTTGGAATTTTGAATTTAATTTGATGTTTATCATATTTCTCCCAAAGATCGAATTGTAATTCTCTATTGTGAGCCGGTGATCCTTCAAAATATGGATATGGTCCGTCAACTTGAGCTAATTTCATTGAAGTACTTAATGCGTGAAAATACATCTCTTCCATAATTTCACGATTCAATTTGAATGCCTCATCCGATTCATATGGTATTTTCATTTTTATAAATAAACCACCCAAATCTTGTATACCTAAACCGATCGGCCTATATGCATTTACACAATTTGATACCTCTTGTCTCGGGTATTTACTTGTATCCAACACTCTATTTAGAGTCATAACAGCCAGATATACCGTATATCTAAATGAATCCCAATTAAAGATTTTTGTGTGTTTATTGTAAAAATTGGATACTTTTATGCTACTAAGACAACATACCGATGTCATATCTTTTGAAGTGTTTAATGTAATTTCAGTACATAAATTACTTAATTTGATAACTCCCCGATTTTTTTGATTACTTTTTATATTGCATTTATCCTTCATCAATAAATATGGTTCTCCGCTTTGTTGCTGCATTTGTAATATTTTATCCCATAAGTCCCGGGAATCAATCTCAAAAATTATACCATCAGTTATTATTTTTTCACCATTTCTTATTTTTCTTTTATAATCATTATATTTCATAACATTTTTTTGTTTGATAGCGGTATTCACAAATTTATAATATATATCCTTAAATTTTTTACCATAAACTTCCTCCAATATTCCATAGTATTTAGGACACATCAAATACCACGGTTTTTTATTTATTACAGCATCCATGAATACATCAGATATCCATAATCCATAATGTAAAGATAATGCAGTTTCACTTTCCCTACCATTTAATTGATTTTTCATTTCAATAAAATCGAAAATTTGAATATGCCACGTAGCCATATAGGGGGAAAAGGCTCCTATTCGTTTACGTCCTTGGTCTACATAACACGCAGTTCCTTCAAACAATTTAATTGGATGAGTTATACTTTTTGCATAATAGTGTGTATTACCGATAACTGATTTATTTGATCTAAGTTTTGTAAAATTTATACCAATTCCCCCTCCACCTTGTGATAATAATGCACATTCATGCATCGTTTCATAAATACCATCAATTGAATCATCTTTCAAATCTAAAGTATAGCAGCTTATAAGTTTCCCATTAATCGTACCGGCATTCATCAAAATTGGTGTTGCACATGTAAAATTAAATACACTCAATGAATTATATATTGATTGGATCATATCTATAGAATACCATAAAGATACAGCAACTCGCAACCACATATATTGTGGTATTTCCGATAATACCCCATCTTTAGTTTTCAAAAGATAAGATTTTTCAAGAATATTCAATGTATTTTGATTAAATTTATAATCTCTATCCAAATCTACCATTTCATCCAACTCTTTCGCATTATTCCTTACGAATTTTATAAATTTTGGTTGAAGAATATTTTTGTTGATTTCACACATTTCAGAAAATGTTCCTATATTCTTTTGCATATTATGTACTCGAATTCTCGCTGCCAGCAAAGAATATGCATAATGATGTTGGGTTGATAGAAAATATATAAGATTTTTATCATCGATATTTATTAATTTATCGAAATCGATATGTTCATAAATTGATGGAAATTTTTTTGATATATTTTTTAAAATATCCATCGTTATTATAATATGATAATTAATTTAGAATAAAAAAATATAAATAATTATCTGATCACATTATTTATCATTGGAGTGTATCCTGCCTCCGGGTATGTACCATATCCGTAGCTCATATTAGTATATAAACATTTTTTAGAACAAATGTGGTCCATTCCACGACATACATTTTTACAATGATTAATTGTATTTTCAAATGGTTCTTTTTTATATAGAAATGCAAATAAAATTGCACATATAATTATAATAAGATATATCCATACAGTCATTATATAGTTAAATAAAAAATAAAATTACATTAATCATATATACTCAACACCATTCCAATATTTCTGCTTTTGCTTTTGAATTATCCTGATTTTTTTAGGTTTAATTGTATCTTTCACTACACATTGATGCCAATCGTTTGCATTAAATTTTAAATTCTTTCTATCTTCTTCTATTTTCTTCAATTTTTTATTTGTCTTTTTCCTCATTTTTCTAATCTTGTTTCTTAGTTTTTGTTTTATTTGTTGTTCTTCTGTTTTATTATTAGTCATTTTTTATTATTATGTACGCAAAATCAATTTTTATTCCAATAAAAAAATAATTATCAATTAAAAAACCAAATTCATATCATCAATTTTTTTAGTTTTCTCGAAATCGAATATCTTTTTCAATGTTGATTGTTTAATTTTCGTTGAGTTAATCGATTGAATAGTTATCATATATGTATTAGATACATTTTTAATAACTTTATTAGTAAATAAATTTTGATATTTTATATGTTGTTTTGGAAATATCAAAGTGTTTGTTATGTATCGATCATTTTCACGTATTATCCTCATTCCTTCATAAACACCAAATTCTTCTTTATATTTTTCTTTTAATATTAACTTTCCAATTTTATCCCACACTGGAATAATTAATATATAGATAATATCATCATATTCCTGTACCAACTTGATAATTCTTTTAACTGTATATTCAATTAAAAATTCATCAAATGGTGGATTTACCTCCATTATATCACCTTCTTCTGGTCTATAGTTAAAAAAATTACCCATACTACCAAATGGTTTTTCAATATCCGGAAACATACTACAGAAATTGAGAAATTGTGAATTAAATGGTGAAGCGAACATTTCGTTGTCAATATCTAAATATTTGGTTAATCCTTCCGTGATATAATTTGCGATACTTAATTGAGTATTATCATTCCAGAGACCAATATATTTATATCTAAACACCAATATAAATATATCCTCAATATAATTTTTCGATTTATTGTTTTTAATAGCTAAATTATAAAATGTTTTTTTATCAACTACTTGTTTAATAGATTTATATTTGAGAAATACTTTATTCCTCTCAATTTTTGTAATCTCCGGTTTTAAAGTATCGGCTTGTACTTTTTTACATTTGGGATAAGATTTTTTAAAATCATCAAAGAATTTTTCTGGATTATCTATTTTAATTTGATCTTTGATAAATTCAAGTTGTTTATTTTTATGTTTCAATATTGGAATAACTTCTTCATTACCCAATACAAATTGGAAATAATACCATTTTCTGAATGATAATTTCATTTTATTTTTTGTTATGTTTAAATTTTTTTTGAGAAGTTTATCAAATAGTTTTTTTAATTCTTCAAAACATCTTCGATTTTCAATTTCGATATTCATTATATAATAAAATTAATTTTATGTTTATAAAATCAATTTTTATTGTAATTATTTTTCAAAAAAAAGTTTATCGATTATACAGATATATTTAAGTTTTCTAAAAATGAACATTTATTTTTATTTTTTATCAACATTGTAAAACAATCAACGCATACAGAAATACCCCGATTAGATATATCAACAATATCTTTTGTATCTGTACAACAACAAATACAACAAATCGCTCTATTTTTATTTGTATAATTATTCAATAATTTATTATTCGATAATTTATTATTGATAGATAATTTATCACAAATAGAAATTCCAATTTCATGTAGAGTTTTTTTATATGAAGTTTTTTTATCATTGTCTGTTTTTTTATCAGTCGTATCATTATCTTGCATATCCTTTACAATTTTTTTCGATGATGTATTACATGATTGATCTACTTTAGGTGATACATATCCAGTATGTAGATTCGATTTTCTCTGATGATACAGTTTTATCAAGGATATGTGAATTACATAATTGTTTGAATTGATTTTTATCTAATATATTCAAAATATCATTTAAATCTATTATTGGTAGTTTTTCTTTATTACCCATTATATTATCGTTTATTTTTTTTATAAAATATTAAAATATCTTTAACATATTATCGATTATTATCTAGTAATTGAAATATTTTATCTAAATCAATTCTTTTATGTAATTTATATGTTTTGATAGTGTTTTCTTTATAAATTTCCAAATCAGTTTTATCGAGTTCAGGATCATCATTTTCATCGGGTTCAGGATCATCATTTACGTTCAATTTATCCAATTCTAGACCAACTCCATCGAATTTAAAATTTTGTTCATTTTCAATCAAATAAAATCGTTTTTGTTTTTCTCTGTCTTCATTAAAATAAACTTTCTGAAATTTTGATATATTATTTTTTTTCGTTTTTATTTTTAACCTAATTATATTTTCAATTTTATGATTAGGTACAAATCTGGGTGGTTTTTCTTTTTCTTTGAAGAAATTGTATTTTCCTATTTGTTCAGCGAGCCATTTTATACTCATTTATATATTATATCAATAATTATTTTTAATATATTCTCATTATTCCTTTTTCTATTTTCTTTCTACAAAAAGGACATTCTTTTTTGAATTTTACCAATTCTCTCGAACACGTTACACATAATTGAACATGTCCACAATCTAAAATAACTGTGTTTTTTCCTCGTTCCATACATATACAACATGGATCGTTTTTTTCATCGTCTGGTTCATCCTCATATTCTTCTGGTATTTGTATTTCTATTTTTTTTGGAATTTTACTTTTTGAACATTGATCTATACTCTCTTCAATTACCAATGGATAATTGTATAACCCAGTTAATAAGTTGGATATCATATTACGGTTCAATGAAGGTCTGTGATATTCATGTACAGGGTTGTTATCACTTGAAGAAACTTCATTATCTAAAGGTTGATAGACACGTTCATCATATTTTTGAAATCCCAAATTTACTAGAGCTGTACGATTATTTGTAATATTACCTATCTTCGTTCTTCTTCTTGAGAGAATTTTATTCTCGATAAATTTCTCTATACGGTCTGTCGGCATTTTTATATATTTAAATTAAAATTATTTTCAATATATAAATGTTTGGTTCAATTAGACGTAAAAGAAGAAATAAATTAGTTCCAGCTTCGGGAGCTATTGAAGCTAGACAATGGTTGGATAGTAAAGAGTTTTCTAAAGCTGATCGTAGACATGACTACAAAAATGATTATAAATGGACTGATATAGGTAATTTATTTTGGTCTGATAAAAACATGGAATGGTTGAAAAAAGCTATAATAACTGGTGTATTGAAAAAATATAATGTTAATTTAATTAATCCGGATTTCAGGTTTTTACGTGACGCCATGCATGAAACATTTTATGATATGTTTGATCGTAAATTACAAAGAAAAAGAACGACAACTAATGCATTAATGATGATGAATGCTACCCGTGAATGGAGATATGATCCAAGTAAAGATGAAGAGCGTGGTATAATGGTCAATCCAAAAAGAGTAAATATAAAACCACAATATCCATTAAATGATACATTATCAGATAAAGTATCTCAACCATTAATGACTCTACCTGCATTATTATCACAATTAAATTTTCAAACAATTGAACATGCTTTATCGGAAAGATTAGCTGGGAGACATATAAAAGATAAACTATGGTTTAATAAAATGTATAATATGACAGTATTTGAAAAAAGATATCCTACCGGATTTATGGTTAGAGGTGGTGGTAAGGGGTTAAATGTTCGACGAAATAAATTTGAAAGTATGAATATTAGACAAGTACCACCAATAATGCATGACGATAGGTTTAAAAATAATTTATATGATTGTAATTATCGCCGGAATCGAGCTTGGGAATCTTCTCCAATCAAATGTAAAAATACCGATTTAATACTTAGAAACTTAAATATGGGAATAAATAAATCTTCCAGTAGATATAATTGATAATTATATTTATCGTTAAATATATAATTTTATTTTTTTCAATATACTAAAATGTTCAAGCATAAAAAAATTAAATGGACTCATAGTAATCTCGAAATTGAGAACATCACAATGGATAACGGTAATGTTACATTTTATAAAAAAATTGGAGAAGGTGGATTTTCAAATGTGTTATTAGCCAAATTATCCGATCATGAAAATACTAATTTAGAAGTCGCAGTAAAAATAGAAAAAACAAATAAAAAAAATATATTGGAGCATGAATATAAAATATATCAAAAATTGAAAAATATAAGTGGTATTCCTATCATATATGGATTTATAGTAGGTAATAATCATCGATATATGATTATGGAAAAAATGGATAAGAGTTTGACTGATATAATAAACAAAAAACATAGGTTTAAATTAATTGACGTTATAAAATTAACGATTTGGTCATTGGTTATAATAAAAAATATACATAATGCGGGTTATATACATAGAGACATCAAACCTTCAAATTTTATGATTAAAAATAGAAAATTGAAATTAATAGATTTCGGATTATCCAAAAAACATATTAAAATATTCAAAAGATATAAACATAATCATATAATCGGAACTTTAAGATATTGTTCTTTAAATTCTCATTTATATAATGAATTAAGTTATAGGGATGATCTTGAAAGTTTAGGATACACTATTTTATATTTTCTAAAAGGTAATTTACCATGGCAAAAAATAAAAACAATAGATAGCTTAAATATCAAAGATAAAGTATCATATTTAAATACAAAAATAAAAAATATAAAATTAAGCATAACACTCGATGAATTATGCAATGATGTACCGGAAATTATAAAAAATTATTTTAAGATGATAAGAAAATTGAAATTTGGTGACTTACCAAATTACAACAAACTTATAACAAATTTTAAAGAATATTTATACGAATTGAAACAATATGAAAAATCTGGTAAGAGTAATTATAATAGATTATCATACCATATCAAATATACCAATGATTAATAGTTTAAGTATATGTGTTCTCTTTTCTTTAAATGTATTATCATACATCCAACCAATGTTATAATTACCGAAAATCCTAATATAACTAACATCGGAAATAGAAATGTTACCAAATCGTTTAAGACATTAATCAGATCAGTTTTATATTCTTTTACAACATTATTTATAATATTATTTTTAACAATCGTTTTATTAAATTTTTCAGTTGTATAAATGGTATTTGGAATAGGATATTCATTATAATAATAATAAAATGAGGCAATTTCTATCTTATGATTTACAACTATGATATCATATTGTTTGATATTTTTATCGCAGTTTTGAGATCGATATAAATATAGTTTATCAACATTTGTTGAATTTAAATATCCATTCCCGGTTATTGTTACACTGACATTCGTATTTTTTATATAGTAAATATTTATTGTATTATTGGGTTGAACAAAGAACATATCATAATAACTATGTCCAGGAATTATATCAACGTGATACGTATTCGCAGATATAAATAATAATAAAAAAACTATAAAATTCATTTTTTATATAATTAAAAATATCTTTATCAAATTATTTTTTTATATTGTCGTTCTAAATGATTTAACCAAGGTAATGATAACAATGTGATGACAGACATAACAATACCCCATATTGGTCCTATTAATAAAGCGACAGCAGGGATTGATGATGATAAAGCTACAATAATTACATATAAAATTACATAAAAATAAAATACAAAATTCAAACTACCATGTAAAAAACCCATTGTATTATATATAAAATATTAATTAATATTTTATATATATAAAAAATGTCGGATGTTATTCGAACTGATTTTACAACCAAAATAAATGATATTTTTAAAGGTTATATCACAAAAAAGGATGAAAAAATCAATAAAGATTTTTGTAAAAAGGCATTAGATAAAATTGTGTTGAAGAGTTATCAAAAGTTCCCCGCAGAATATTTAAAATATAGTAATATGCGAGGAATATTACTATATTATGGATTAGGTAGTGGTAAAACTTTGACTGCAATTAATATAATGAATAGTATAAAAAAGGATGTTATTTTAATGTTACCAGCATCATTGAAACCTAATTTTGAAGTACCTATTAGTAAATTTTATACAAATGGTAAAAATGTAAGATATATATCATACAATGCTCCAAATGTAGTTGAACAATATGAAAAAATTGAAAATAAGGATAAAGGCATATATAATTTCTTCAATAATAAATTAGTTATCATTGATGAAGCCCATGTATTTTTCAAAAATGTTATAAGTGGTAAAGCCAAACAAGCAATTGAAATATTTTTTAAATTGATGAATGCAAAGAATATTAATTTGATTTTGCTAACCGGTACACTTATAAGTGGAGATCCATTTTCATTAGTTCCAATTTTTAATGTATTGAAAGGATATATAGTTGAGAATGATAAAAAATATGAATTATTCCCATCTGACCGAGAGGAGTTTAATAAATATTTCTTATCAAATGAGTTTAATTCTATAAAGAATAGGGATATATTTCAAGATAGAATTTCCGGATTAGTTCTATATTATAGAGGAATAAAGGATGAAAAACAATATATAGTTCCTAAAAATATGGGTATGAAAATAATCAAATGTCCAATGGGAAAGGTACAATTTATCAATTATATGACCGCAAGGAAAAATGAATTGGATTTTGAACGTAAAGCACAATTTCAGAAAAAGAAATTTGAAAAATCAAAATATAAAAAACCGGTTAGGGAGAGTATCGGAACATATAAAATAAATACCGCTCAAATATGTAATTTCGGATTTCCTGATGATGTATTGAAAGAATATGATATTATTATTCAACGATTAGGTGGTAAAAAACCCAAAAATTTCAAAGTTACAGAACGACGTTGGCAAATAATGGAAAAATTATATAAACCGAATCAAATATGGAAAATGATTGATAAATTATCTGGAAAAATATTGACATTGTTTAATAATATAAGTAAAAATGGAAAAGAATTTATATTTTCAAGATTTGAGATACTGGGGACCAGAATTATAGGATTAATGTTGGAAATGGATGGATATACTGAATTTACTGAAAAGGATACTTTTGAAACATTAAAAAAGAAAAAAAGATTTATGATTATCGATGGTGATACAAAAAATAAGAATAAAATGACATCTATTTTTAATAATCCAAAAAATAACAATGGTGACTATATTCAAATTATAATTGGTACCACTGTTGTATCAACAGGTGTAAGTTTTACAGGATTGCGTAAAGTGCATATATTTGAACCACAATGGAGATATATTGATATTGAACAAGCTATTGGTCGGGCGATAAGAACATGTTCACATGAAAACCTTCCAATTAATGAACGAAATGTTAAAATCTATTTATATATTTCAACATTTCCAAAAAAAATAATAATAGACCGTGGTAAAACAACAGATGAAACTTTATTTGAATCCAGTTTGAAAAGAAATAAGTTAAATAACACTTTTCTTAATGCTATAAAAGAAGCATCGGTTAATTGTACATTGAATTTTTATGAAAATTCTACAGAAGATGAACCATTAGTATGTCGACATTGTTTGAATACAACGCAAGGTATAAAATTATATCCGGCTGATATCAACCAACATATGATTGATGGATCTAAATGTTATATTGAAGAAAAAAAGATTGAACTTTTAGATAGTAAATATTTTAAAGATGGAAAAAGATTGAAAAAGGACAAAAATGGTAATGTATATCAATGGAATGGTGAATTAATGGAACTGGTTGGATTTATCAGGGATGATGAATTTATATTAAATAGTCAAGATGATATGTGGAATTAGAATTTACATTTTATAATATGGGAAACTTATAATATAATATATCACATAATACCATGAAAATAAACCAGATGTCATAACGATATATTTCTTTTTTAATGGGAACATTTTTTCATTTCTGTGATTTGATAGAAATAAAGCTACAACTATTCCTGCTAAATAAACGATATTGAATAAAGTTAATAAAATCCATATTAAAATTATAAAAATTAAATTTAGTATTTCGGGGTTAAAAAGTTCTGTCATAATTCCCGTTTCACTACTAGTTTTCGCAACATCACCCGTTAACTTTTCAGATTTACCGAATATTTTTTTCAATATTTTACCCCCGTCTTTTTTTATCGATTTTAAACCATCCGAAATTCCACGGATTGTTGCTGTTGTACCAATCACTAAATTATTAAAAAAATTAGTATCACGTACTGCTATATTTTTTGACATCTTTATATATACAAAAAAATAGAAAATTATCTTATATTTTTTAATTCCCGATTTCCGATTATACAATTATATAAAACTCAATGATAATTATCTATCTCCCCAATACTCATCTACCGCACCAAATTTAAGATCATTTTTGATAGAACCATTTGCCCATCTATTGGATCCAAGATTACCTGGATTTCTATCAACGACATTGTTCATTATCTTAGCTAAATTATCTACGATTGGTATTTTATGTTGATCAAAATATGAAGCTAAAGCCTCGTCGGTTTGATAATTATTTGACGCACCTCTTCCAGATTCAAGGATATCAATAGGATTATAATTAACAGATTGATGTAATGAATTTGGATCTTTACTTGATTGATGTTTCATAATATTCTCAATTAATGCAGGTGGCATACCACGGAAATCAGTTGATGCTCTTACTACAGTTTGTGGTTTCTTATAATAACGACGTTGTTGTGCTAACAAATTTGATATTTGTAAATTTAGAGGTTTCTGATTATTATTTGGAAGAAGACTACCATTTTGTCCAAGTAAAGGATGGTCTGTATCAACAGCATTAATAATATCATCGGTTCTATTTTTTATTTTTTTCAAATGTGGAGCATCATCTTTCGGTGTTGGTTTAACTCTACGTATAATTTTATCATTAGGGGTTTGTCTTTTCAAATGGAAATCCATAAGTGCGTCCATTGTTGCTTGATTATTTTGAGTTATTTTAAAAACCGATAAATCATTATCTGCATGTGACGCAAAATTCAATATATCCGATGTTGTTTTATGAACAACTTTTCCAACTTTATCTGCAACTCCTTCGGCTATTCCCGCACGAATTTTATATTTAGCTAAAATAGCTTTTGTAACATTTGATGCTGATGCTGCGTAATATATTGGACCTTTTTCACATAAAACTGATTCGATATCAAATTTATTTTTTCCAGCCATACTATCCACCATTCTATTCAAATTCGCCGAAGTTTTCATAAAAATCCCATTAACATATGTAGAATCCGATGATGTCATTGGAGCTACATGTTTTAACATATCCATAGTTTCTTTTGAAGCCGTATCTTGAGCATTTTTGATAATCGATGAAATAGGATGTGTTGTATTAATAACAACACCTGTTGTCATATTCTCCTTATTATCCACAATTTTAGTCAATTTAGGGTAAAGAAAGTAGATCGCCAAAATGGCAATCAAAACCAATATTATCACATTTATCGATTGACTATACATGATGTAATTATATATTAATAAATAAAAATAAAAAAAAATAAATGCTGATAAATAAAATAAATTAATCACTAAAATAATCGCTATCATTATTATTCGTTCCCAATCTTTTTAATTCCGCTTCCCATTCCTTTTCAGATACATCACTATCCGATGTATCACTATCTGATTTATCATTATCATTATCCGATTTATCACTATCTGTATTATCACTATCTGAATGACTTTTCACAATTGGTTTTGGTTTTGATCTCGATTTTGGTTTTGATTTTGATTTTGATTTTGATTTTGATTTTGATTTTGATTTTGATTCACTACTTTTGATTTTAACTTTTTTATTAACTCGTTTTCTAACTCGTCTTTTTCGAATATTTTCATTCTCGGAATCATCAGAACTACTATCATCCGATGATACAACAACATTATTCTTATCTGTTCCTTTTACAATACATAATTGATCTAATTCTACGAACATTGAAATTTTATTTCTTTTTGTTTTGGTATAGAAAATTGTTATTACCGGATATAGATCAACATTATCTAAATCATTCATCAATTTACCGAAACCCCTAACGGTTGTCTGGTTAACTTTATTGATATTACCATTTTCATCCATAAATACTGATACATTAAGAGATTTTGTTTCTTTATTTTTCCAAATTTCAAATTTGATAGAATCATTTTCGTATATTGGAATTAAAAGTTTTTGTAGACTACGTGAACTACATTTTTTATTATATTTCTTCTCGAAATATGGTACAATAGATTTTAAATATTTTCTTTGAATTTTATCCAATTTATCAAGAAATTCTTCATTATCAAATTTCAATTCAAGTATCGCTTTATTTCTTCTATTATGAATTTTAAATGATTCCATTTGAGCTTTTGGACCGGAAAATGATAAATATGATTTATCATCGCCATAATGAATTTCGTGGAATACTTTTTTATCGTCTGTGGTGGTTTCACTTACTATAATTTTCGAAGTATCGATATCGGTAAATACTGGAAAATCTGACATTTTTATATTTAAAAAAATAAAAATATCTTTAATAAATTATATCGAATACCCATAGGTTATCAATACTCTTTTCAAATTTAATAATTCATCTATCCAAATTTCAGTTGGAGTAGTATTTTCCAATTCTCCATAAATTTTTAGTTTATCTTGAACTTGTTTCTCAAATATTTTATAATTTTCATCAGTGAATGATCTAACTCCCATTCTAATAAGAAATTCATATTTTCCTGGTTGTAATTTTGCTATTTGAGTAGCCAATGGAATATATGTATCTATCTGAGCAATAATTTCGTTAGTTTTAAACGTTTTCTGTGTTGATTGAATAATAATCTTATGTTTTCTTATGCATGAAATATAATCCAATTTACATTTCAATATATCAATCTCATCTTTCAATATTTTAAGTTGTTTATTTCTTCTCACAACATAACCAATTAAACGCTGCTTCATAAATTCACTCATAATATCATATATTGATTTATATTTTTGCAATTTCAATTCAGTATTGAATAGAACCATATTTGTTAATTTGAATATTTTCACGAGTTTAAAATCATCATATATTTTTATCATTCGTGACATTTTATCCAATTCATTCAAACGAGTGATATATCCATCACTTAATTCAATTTCAAATCTTTCATGCCAATCATTTTCATTGGTTATTGTATCGGTATTAAATCTTTTGAAATCAATAATCTTATCATCGTAAAATGTTTTCAAGAATTCCATATAACGTTGTGTCCATACTGTTGGAGGTAATTCCGTTATTATCAACATTTTATTTTTCAAATCAAGTGAAAAATCTCCATAAGTTCGATATTCATTAGTATAAATCATATTTAAATTATTAGTTTTCAAATTTCTCCAATAAGGTCTTATTACCGGTAAAACATTCTCACCTCTATTATGAGCAAGTATATAATCGATAATATCAATCGGATTATGTGGAGGTATTGTTGAAGAATAACCTACTCCAATTCCCATAGTTCCTTCAACTAATACAGTGGGGATTATTGGATAGTAATTCTCCGGTTCTCCAATTTTACCATCTATTTTCGATGATTTTAAAATAATATTGTCTTTCTTATTTATCAAATATTTCATCATTATAGATGGTGCGACTGAGATATATCTCGGTTGTCCATGACCCTCTTCACCTTGCCTCTTACCGGGACCAGTCAATCTAGAACCAAATTGACCTATACCAACTAACCATGGGATATTATGTGCACCAATAAAACTCTGAGCCATTCTGATAATTGTTTGAAACAACGATGCTTCACCGTGATGATAAATATCTTCAGCGATTATTTTACCACCTAACGCATTTACTTTAATTCCTGTTAATTGAGATATAGTCGATTTTGATACCATATATAATACCTTTCTCTGAGATGGTTTAAGACCATCCATTATATGTGGAACCGATCTTATACAATCATCGATAGCATATTGAATATGTAATACGTTAGCATGTTCTTTAAATGTTGCTACTTTTCCATTAATTTGTTTAGTAATACCTTTTTGTGAAAAATTACTGACCCATTCTTTTCTTTTCTTTGTGTCCCTACCAAGAATTATATCAAAGTATTTTTCTCCTTCTGAACAATTATTCACATCTTTTGTATCTTTATATTTCAATATATTTCTATTTATATCATTGAAATAAATGGCCATTTCTTTTAAAGTATATGTAGCTAATCCCTTATAATATTTGGCTTTATATCCTTGTGGAATTACACCATTATTTTTAGAAATCCAATTTTCAAAGTTTTGTTCAGTATAAAACCCTATATCTTGTTTTTTACTTGATAAGAATTTAACTATATGAGTTCTTAAACTTGTGATATACCCATGTTTAAATAATAAATTCGGCCAATATTTTCTGAAAAAATTCATTATCAGTGATACTATATGATAACCATCTGAATCACTATCAGCAGCAATACAAATTGATCCATATCTTAATTTTTCAAGTGATTTTTTAGTAACGTATTTCGAATATGGATCTACATTTCTAACATCAAGGTTTAAAATTTTAACAATTCCTAATAATCTATCATCACTGGATGTTAGAACTATGTTTTTCTTTGCGGTAACATTTTTTACTTTTCCTTTAACTGGATATACTCCAAAATAATCGCTTATACTATTTGATACTTTAGCGAAACACCCTGTAATAGAAGTCATCGCAGAATCTCCTTCCGTTAATATTAATCCACATTTACTTCGTCTTTTACTTGCACCTGGACCTTTTAAAGCATTGGCTTCAATATATTTATCCACTTTAATTCTAGTTCCAATACTCTTTTTGAGTTCTTTATTAAATGGATTAGTAAAGTTTTGTTTTTTACTCGCTAAATATATATCTATTTCTTTTTTGATATTAATCATAGACATCATTTTTTTAACTTCTGTAAAATCTGGTTTTGATCCGAATTTAGATAATTTTGTACCCAATTTAGATTTTTTCTGATCATCGAATATTGGATTAGGTATTAATGTATTGATAATTACTGAAAATATCTTATTAATATCATTACGTTTTAATAATTTTTGATCTCCATCTTTTTTATCATTTTGATAATATGTATTAGGAAGTATATCACAAATCCTGGTTAATAATTCTTTTCTAACATATTTGATATGTGTTGACTGTTCATCCGATGTATACATTCCATTGACAAATCCCATTGAAAATTTATTATATTTGTTTCCGATTTTAGGTGAAATAAACACCGATATTTTCCAACATTTTGATTTAAATATATAAACCGGAGATACAATTCCTGAAATTAATGTTGGATAATAAGCAAAATGATCTATCTTTGGATTTATACATTTGTTATTATAATATATATCAACATCATCACTAAACAATAGTAAATCATGAACTCTTTTACGTATTAACGGTTCTATATCATTCAATGTACAACCATCAAATTTAGTATAATCAGGGTAACATACAACTCTAGTTTGATCTTGTCTATCAATTTTTCCAATGATAGGTTTAGATATATTAGTTTTATTATCTGAAAATGTTTGACGATAATACATACCATTATTAATAGTCGATAACTCAAACTTTTTCGAATATATGACGGTTATCTTTACACCTAGTCCATTTCTACCACCTGAATATCGAATTTGATCATCATTGAAATTTGAAGATCTCATTGGAACAGTAAATATGATTTCTGGAATATATTTATTTGTTTTTTCATACTTTTCAATATATATTCCCAATCCATTATTTAAAACTGTCACACTATCTTTTGTCACCGTAATTTTAATTATGGTAACCGGTTTATCCGATTCTTTAACTCTCCATACATGATCACTAGCATTTGATATCATTTCATCAATTATCTGGTATAATGGAACAGATATATTTAATTTATCTTTATAAATTTTACCATTTTTCATTATAAACGCATGTTCTTCTCGTCGATCCAATGCACCAATATATGCATCTGGTCGTTTATCGATATGTTCATCGATATTTAAACCACTATAATGTATACGGAAATCACTCATTTTATTATATATAAAATGAAATCAATTTTAATAAAGAACCTCTAAAAAAAATCGTTAAATTGATCAATTTCTTTATTCAATGGTGTACTACGACTTACACGATATTTTGCATTCTTATTATCATTAAAATTTTTCAAATCTAATATCAATTCATCGAGTACAATTTGATTTTTGATTGGTTCTTCATCAGTATCATTCAATAATCTGACTATTCTACTTTTATGAGAATTATGAATAACCAACGGAAATTCAAGTCCGGTTACAAATTTGATTCCATTTAAATTATGAATTAATTTAAATTGCTTTTCGGTAAGATCACCCATCCATTTTTTCATATGGTGTCTATCTGGAACTCTCGTTATTTTAGTATTCAATCCAATTTTATCATGAAGAAGAAAAAGATAATTTTCACATTTTTCTCTGTTTTCTTCATTAATTTTTAAATTATAAGTATATGCACAACTAAATGAGCAGAAATGACCTTTGGTAACAAATATATTTTTATTAAATCTAATTGGTAATCCTATACATATATCTGTGATATTGGTATCACACCACCAACATAATGATTTACAGTTTTGATGCCATGATTTTGGTGATATATTTTTCTTTATTTCATTGATAATGTAATCATTTTTATTAATTACATTACCATAAACATGATTAACATCAATATATTCTTTATTATCAACTTCATTTTTCATAATATTTTTAATTTCTGAATTTGGTTTATTGGTATCGATTATTTGATCATCGCCAATTGATCTTAATATATTATTTTGATTTATATTATTATTATTACTATTTAAAATTTTTGAAGTTGCTTTTATAATTATTATTAGTGACATTTTTTTTTATTTTATTTTATTATATATATTGAAAATGGTTAAGAGAAAATATAAAAGAAAAAGTAAAAAGCGAGTTGTTTGGGGTGGTGAATATAAATCAAAAAAGGCTGGATCACTATTGATGAACGGTGGATCTAGTCTTAATCTATCAATGATAGTGATACTTATTATAATAGCAATTATCGGATTCTTTTTATTTAAAAAATATTTCAAAACCGAACCACTTCGAATACTAGGATCTGGCGGAAATGGGATACCAAATGAATCTCCTAATCCACCTGATATTACAGATTATGATACACGTCAAATGAATCATGGTCCAGGTGCCGGATTTGACAATTTTAGAAAATATTCTAATCCAAATAAGTGGATTCTGGGAGATGATGGATCCGGTAGAATAATTACAGCTGAAGATGAAGAGAATCACAAAAAATGGGTAAATTTACAAATTCCTACTATTCCACCATTAGCATTACGTCCTAATCAAGCTGGAAGAGCAACAGATACATTAATTGATACTATGACAGAACCAGAAAAGCAATTATCTGAACAAAATATTACCAAACATTTTAATAAGGATTCAGTAAAAAATTCTCTCAACAGACATATTGAGAATCATATTACTACATCAAAATTAAAAAAAAACTATAAAAAAACAAATAATTTAAAAGAAGGATATAAATCTCAACTAGGTGGTCTTGATGTTTCTAATTATATGCCTGGATATAATACAGTTGGTAATATTAATCAATCGTATTTAGCTCTTATTGACGGTAGAAACAAACATAAAAATTTAAGTTCAGATTTGATAAAAGGTCAAACAAGAACATTAGATAATATTTTATCAACTGGTTCAAAGGAAAATTTTAATCTTTCAATGGGGGGTCAAATGAATGGACATTTAAAATTAGATACTAAGTAAAATTTTATAAAAATTTTTTTTACTAATATATATAAAAATGTTCTTAATTATATTAGTAATAGTATTGATATTATTCGTCATGTTTACCAAAAAGGGAAAAAATATATTTCATGAAATATTAAAAAAATTAAAATTGAAAGAAGATTTTTCATCATTTGAATCATATAATGAATGTAAAAAAGCTGGACATACAGATACATTTTGTAGTTATGCTTCGGCAACTCCACCATATCATACTGGAATAAATCATAGATTTGATGAAGGACAATTTAATTATCATAATACCAATTAATTTATTTCAAAAGTTAATGATCCCCAATTATTATAATCAATTAAATCGAAACTTTCTAATTTGAATAAATTGATATCTTTGATTTGATTTTTTTTGATTTTCAATTTTGGAAATTTAAATGGTTTTCTTGCTAATTGTCTATTTAAATTTTTTATATGATTTAAATAAATGTGCGCATCACCCATACTATAAATAAATCTATCCGGTGTTAAATCACATATATATGCAATCATAATTGTTAATAATGAATATGAGGCTATATTAAATGGGGCACCGCATGCCAAATCTACAGAACGTTGATATAGATGACATGATAATCCTCCTGAGTTAGATACAAATAATTGAAATAATACATGACATGGTGGAAGTGCCATCTTATCAATATCAGATGGATTCCATGCTGAAACTAATATCCTTCGAGATTTCGGATTCTTTTTTATTAAATTTATAGCATTTTTTAATTGATCGATTGGTTTATCTTTTGTTCCAGTTGACCATTTTCTCCATTGGTGACCATATATCGGACCAAGTTGACCCTCATCATAATCAACTAATCCCACTGAATCTAGATATTCTCTGGTGCTATTTTTATCCCAAATATGTATCTTTTTATCCTTCAATAAATTTGCGTTGGTACTACCAGAAATAAACCACAATAATTCTTCAACTATACCTCTATAAAACACCTTTTTTGTTGTCAGTAATGGGAATGTATTATCTCTTAGAGAAAATTCTATATTTTGTGGAGAAAAGTAAGCTATAGTATCGACTCCAGTTCTATTTACCCTTTTCTCACCATTTTTTAAAACGTACTCCATATGTTTTAAAAATCTGGTTTCATCTGTATTGATTTTTTTATTTTTTAACATTAAATGAAATGAATATTCTCTTTTATTATTGATATTACGAATATTTTTTATACTATAATAAAATCCAATTGAAAAGGCTAAATTAATTGGAAAATGGCAATCAAATTTATCGGAATCTCTTTCTTTTATTATTGTCACATGTATAACATCAATATATTTAAGTGCTAATTTATATATTTTCTCTCCTCCAATAATAAAAATTCTTTTACCTGGTATACTATCACTATATATGATTGCTTTTTCAATAGTGTTGAATACCATTACTCCGGGTATAGTGGATGTTTGTCTAGATATAACTAAATTTATTCTATTTGATAATGGTTTTCCTATACTATCATATGTTTTCCTTCCCATAATAACTATATTGTTGATTGTTAATTTTTTAAAATATTCCATATCCTCTTTCAAAGTTAACCATGGTAATTTATTTTTGTATCCGATACCAAATGATTTATCACTGAATGCCACTATTGCTTCTATTAAATAATCACGTATTTTAGTTGAATTGTTTGGTTGAGTTATGGTATATTTATCATATCCATGGACTCTCATCGCGATATCAATATTATTTTTAATATTCGGTATATTTTTTTATATAATAAAATTAAATTCATTTTAAATATAAAATGAATTTAATTAGAATTATATCATGGGATATAGGATCTAAAAATCTGGCTTATTGTATAATAGATATTGATAGCAATTTAAAAAATTGGAAAATAAAAAAATGGAATGTTTTTTCATTAATGGATAAACATAAATCAGATTCTATATTAATTGGAAAATGTGTTTATGAAAAGTTTTGCAAAATAAAATCTGATATAGTTGATGGTATAGATATTGTATTGATCGAATCTCAATCAAATATACGAAGTGGCATGGAGGCTATATCATCGGCAATTACAGTTTTTTATCGATGTTCCGGTATTGATATAATTAATTCTATAAATCCCAAAGATAAATATAGAGTTTTTCCTAATGTCGATTTTCCAAAAGGGAAATCTGGGTATTATCAACGAAAAAAGAAAATATCAAAGTACACAGAAAAAATGTTGGAAAAATTGAAATTATATAATGAATTAAAGTATTTAAAAACACACAATGGGAAAATTGATGATTTATGTGATGCATTTGTATTGGCATTGTCATTTATTGAATATAAATTTATTTCTGATAATATATAAATCTCAATATGTCTAATTTAGAAAATAATATAGGTGGAATGGAATGTTTGGTCAACGATGAAAAAATTAGAAATGTTAACCAAAAGGAATTGGCGAAAATTATACATGGAGCCGAAGCATCTACAATAAATCCAGATAAGGATAATCAAAGTATGACAACAATATTAGCTGAAAATAAAGCAAAAATTAAACACACAACTCAAAACATTAAAACTACAAAAACCAAAATTCCTGTAAAACGGACGATACCAAATGATGAAAATTCAATTGATATTAAAACTGAAACGGAGTTTTCACGAGTTTTTGATGATATGAGGAATATGGAAAAAAATGATATATCGTCTATAGATTCTGTGAATGATGATTTCATTGACGATTACGATGAAACTGTTACAAGAGAAAAAGTTACTCATAATAACAATAGATCTAAAGCTTCCATTAAACGTTTACTATTAGCAAGATTAAATAGATTTAATAAAGCAAATCATTATACATCAAACAAACATAAATATTCCATGAAAGATAAACTCTCATTTTTACAAGATGAAATTAAAATAATTCAATATGATATACAATTACAACAAAAAGTTTCATTTTATAAAATAATTTTTTGGATTGTGGCCTGGGGTACCGAAAAAACAGTTTGGTTTGTATATGGTCGTAAAAAAAATCACCCTTTGAAGGATTGGGCTTCACATATCACAAACAATCCAGGTGATATTAATTTACATTTGAGTAATCTTGTTGATTCAAATAATGTTGAATTTGATATCGATGAAAATGGTGATATTATAAAGAGTGATAAAAAATCTACTGGATTAGATCGACTTTTCCAAACTCCCATGTCAGCAATGATGACCGAATATTTTAAAAGTATGGCTATGTACATGTTTGCTTCCAATATAGGTAATTATTCTCAAGTTGGTAGTGATGTAGAGCCTGGATTTCCGAATCAAAATGACTTTGATAATTTATAATTTTTCTTTAGATTTCAATTGTCTTTTCTGACTTCTTTTTTGATATTTGAGTATACGTTTGGAATAATATTCATTACTTCTCGTTTTATTTATCATTTTTTTTGTTTTATCCCATTTGATATAAAGAACATTCGGTTTTTCATATTTTGTTATCATTTCCGGAATATCTAATTTCTTCAATGTATATAATATAGGACCATGATAATTCCAATTTTTCCCAATATAATTTGGATTTATTAATGGGAAAATCCATTTCAATTGATATATACCTCTTTTTGTTTTTTCAACTATATTTTTTCTAATTTTTAACCATTCCTTTTTATAATCATTTTTCACATCGATATTACGTTGTTGTTCTATTTTTAAAAGATCATTCATTATACCCATTATATTCTTATAATATAATAGATTTAATATAATAATGACGAATTAAAAAAATAATTAATATTAATTATTTTTTAATATTTTCTAATGTATAATATATAACACTCTATACTTAATTATTATATAAAACAAGATGACTGGAGGTGGAGCACAATTAAGTTTAACTGGTGTACAGGATAAATACCTACATTTTAAAGCAGAACATTCATTTTTCGAATCTTCCCATGTAACATACGAAAATTTCGCAATTGAAAGCATGGAAATTACATCAAACGGAAATGCAAATTTCGGAAGAACAGTAGATTTCGTATTGGCAAGTAATGCTGAACTAGTATCTGGAGCAGCAATGGAAATTACATTACCAGCATTGACAGCACCTGGTGGAAATACCGTCGCATGGATTCGTTCTATTGGTATTTATATTATGGATAGAGCTGAATTCAAAGCCCAAGCTTCAACATTGGAACTACACTATGCTGAATATACGGACATGTGGTCTAGATTAATTATCCCAGCAAGTAAAAGATCAGGATATAATGATTTGATTGGTGAATTGAATGTAATTACCACTGTAACCGGTGGTGGAACAGTAAATGCAAACCAAATTTCAACAGATAGTCTTCAATTATTGGCTGCAACCAAAGCACAACAAACAATTCTCGTACCATTCCATTTCTGGTGGTGTCAAGATTACACACAAGCTATCCCAATTGGTATATTACTTTATACCAGTTTAAAAATTAGAATTTATTTCAGAGATGTTGCACAATGTTATATTGTGAGTGGAGGTACATTAGCAACTACCCCTGCGCTAGTTGAAGTAAGAATGTTTGTCGATTATGTATTCTTAGATGATTATGCTCGTAATAGATTGGCAAGAGAAGCTTCATTTTACGTGATTACACAAGTACAACATGACGGAGGAGTAGCTGTAAGTGACAGTACAGTTAATTATAAAATGCCATTTATGATGCCTGTACTTCATCTAATGTGGGGTGTCAGAGAAGATGCTGCTATTGCAGTAAATGTTCGTAGATTTGATTGGTGGGATAGATATACTGGAAATGCAACTCAACTTCCTGATCAACCAATGACCCAAGCAAGAATCAGAATCAATTCAACTGATCGTATTGAACCACGTGATTATTTGTATCATGCAAGATATCAACCATATAAACATCACACTTCCATTCCAGAAACTAGAGGTGTTTGGTTGTATTCATTCGCTCTATTCCCAGAAAATTCAGATGCCACAGGTGCTGCAAATTTCAGTAGATCCGAGAATAATAATTTGAATATCACTTTCAATACAGCAGGAGCTGGTGGTATTGGTACAGCCAATCCCGGTGAATTATACGTATTTGCTAAAAATTACAATTACCTATACATTGAAGCAGGTTATTTGACTCAATTGTATAACGCATAAATTGATTAAAAAAATAATTATATCATCAAAATATTGATGATATTAATTTTTTAAATGTTTTTCAGATAATATAATTATTTTTTTTAATTTAGTAAGATAACAACCTTTAAAATATAACATTGGATTGATATTAAAATGAGATTGGAATTTTATTTTATAGTTTAACGTAAAATAGGATATAAGTTTGAAATTTAAATTTCTGCATGAATACCAAAATGCCAAATTATTTTCACCAGTGGGATCAAACTCACCATATCTATCTAACAATTTTGCTAATGTGGTATAATTTAATCTACATGCAAGTATAAAATCAGATAATTTAGGAGTGTATTTTTTAAGTATTATATGTTGTTTTACTTCTTTGAGATTATTTTTCCAAATGTCATTAACATCTACACCCATTTTATATAAAAATAAAAATAAATCAATTTTTTTATAAATATATGTCATATAATGCAGTCATTTTTTTATCATTTATACAATAACGTTCATATAATTCATTAAACCTATCAATATCAACTCGACCATCTGACAGTAATAATTGTATAACCCCATAATATTTTCCTTTCATAGCTTTGGTTAGGGCTAATGAACCGCATGCACTCGGATCAATATTGTCAAATTTCAATAAATATTTTACTATATCAATATATCCCAATCCCGAAGCTCTTTGAATAGCACAGTTATTATCCAATCCTAAATTTATATTGTAATGTTCAGATATATGTTTGACAATTCTCACATGACCATTTACCACCGCTAATTTAAATAATTTCTCAATTATACTTCCTAAATTGATAAAATTTTCACAATATTTTAGTACATGTAAATGCCCAGCAGATACTGCTTTTTGAATTGGCATAAAATTGTTAATTGAAAGCGTGGCTCGATTATTACAAAGTAAATTAATCATTTGTAAATCTCCATTTTCACATGCATTATATATAGCGGAATTGTCGTTAATACAAGCATCAATACCATTTGTTATAAAATATTTCGCTAATTTGATATTTCCTGTTTTAACATTATTGATAAATAGGTATTCTTTATCTAGAGGATCATAATATTCTATATCTATATTATATTGTATTAATAATTTATTTACGCTATTAGTTAACTGTGAATATAGAATTATTTTTTTATTTGATGTCGCACCATTTTCAAATAATATTTTTAAAATTTCATAATAATTTCCATTTGTAGCCCATGATAACATCTGATGTGAGTGATTTGATATCGCATCACTCAATAATTCGGGAGTTAAGTTTTTTACATAATTTAAAATATGTATTGATCCATATTTGGCTATTTCTCGTATAACTCGATGATTATGATATATCAGTGATAAATTTCCATATAAATGATATCTTTCAAATGCCAATAAATCATCATTTTCCAATATATCAACTATTTCTACTGAAAAACTATTATAGTTTATAATTTCTTTTATGATTTGTTGAATTTTTTTATTTTGAATATTTTTTAATGTATTGTAGCGCGGAATATAATTTATTTGTTTAAATTCATCTTTTCTTTTTTCAATAGTTTTCACATCATCTATTTTAATTAAATTAATTAATGTATTGAATAATAATCTGGCAATATTGGTGGTATTCATATTTTTATTTGTATAAACCAAAATCAATTTTTATGAATATTGTATAAACTTACATATTTTGAATTTGATTCTTATCAGATAAAAATAATTTATTGTATAACATAATAATGCGAGTCTATATTGCCGACACGATAACTAAATTAAATAAATATATACAATGGATAAAAGATTCATCTCGTATAAATACAATATGTTCTGTTGGATTTGATGTTGAAATGACCAATGATATCAACAAATGTAATTGGTGTCCTAACCCAATTATCCCAATTCCATGTATTATACAGGTTGCAGTGGAAGATCTTTGTGTAATTATCAATTTACCCAAAATAGGAAAAAATTTACCCAATTCATTAAACAAATTAATAACTTCACAATCCTGGGTTAAATTTGGAGTTGGTATTGAAAATGATCTTCGTGTATTATCAAAAAATTATAATCTTGGACATTGTGGTGGAGCTATTGAATTACAAAATATAGCCATAATGTCCAATATAGCTAAGCCAAATTTATCAGCATTATATAGTATATATAACACTGCAATAAATAATGAGGTACATTCTGGATCGGATTGGACTGGGGAATTGTCGAATGATCAATTAAATTACGCTGTTTTGGATGCATTAATGTCTTATAGACTTGGAATTAATATATTATCACCATCAATCAAAACTATAAAGGAATTGAATTTAAAAAACAATATAATAATTGAATTTCCAGAAATAAATGATAAACAACCGACCGATAATTATATTGGTATATTACAAGAATATTCACAAAAAAATAACTTATCATTTCCTGTTTATTTAGAAATAAAAAATGGTTCTCAATTTACATATCAATGTTCGTTAAATAAATTAACTGTTATCGGTGATGGTGCATTGAATAAAAGAGATGCAAAACAACAATCAGCTAAAACATATTTCAATAAATATTTACAATAAATTTTAAACTCTTCCTGGATTATGATCATAATATCCCATGGCATCCATATATGACATCTTTGGTATTCTTCCATTTAATATAGCAGTTTCCTGTGGAGCACCATATCTATACCCATCCATAGTTAAATTATTATTCCCAATCGCAGCTCTTAATCTATTTCTGTTATATTGATCATCGTAAAATTTCTCGCTATGATCTTTCATAATTTGATTAGGATCCGAATTGTAATTCCTAACAGCATTAAGCATATTTTCTGTATTGTAATGACGTCCACCGATATAATTTAAATTAAATTTATTTCGTTTCTGATAATTACGACCTCTACAAAATTTATTTTTTATCATATCTTCAATCCTATTTGTAAATTTCCTATCCTCATTTTTTTCTTTGTTAAATGCACTTGTTTTCCAAAGTTCTCTATTTTGATCCAATATATCAGTAACAGGATATTTAGATTGATAATTTTCTGGTTTATATGAAGTCATATTTTCTTTTGTATTATTATATTCTTTTTTTAAACAGCGATTATCGGGATGTGAACAATAATTTGATATAAATGATATTTCGGTGATTACCAATCCTATAATTGCTAATAATAAAAATGATCTCATCGATTCATTAGACCAAAATATCAATATAAATATAAATAAATATATTATAGATCTCATAATAGAATTTATGAGATCGACTTTACATGGTTTTTTTTCATTTGTTAAATAAATGATAGGAAAAACATCGGTCATCTTATTAGCCGATAATAATTCTTCTGGTTTATGAAACCATAATGGGTTTTTCATACAATCCATTATATATAAAAAAATAAAAAACATTTCATATCTTAAAAATGAAATTATATCGAGTTTACGATATCCTTGATAAATCCTGGTCTTGTTCGTTTTATTTGAAGAAATACATTATAATCATGTAAATATTTTATATGATTGTGAAATGAACCATTCTTCTCCAATAATTCTATCATGATATTTCTTGCTGCATCCCAAACATAATGTTCCGCGGATACATAATATTTCGGATATCCCATATCATATGATTTATAAGTATAAGATATAACTGATCTGAAAAAACTATTTCTTAATCGTAGATTTGTTTTCGTACACATTTTTTTATATTGTATAAAAATCAATTTCTATTTTTAAATTTACTTCTAACAATTATCAATATTTTAGTGATACTAAAAACAAAACAAAATGGGCTAATACATATAAAGCCTGAAAATATTATAATCAAAAATATAATCAAATTATGAAACTTCCAATGACATTTTTCAATATCTGAACATCTTGTTTTATTTTTATTTATACAATAACTATCTCCATTTATTCTTGAACATAAATACATATCATCTCCACACCCAGTATAACCATTTTTCATTATGATTACACAATTATCAAATGTTGAAGTTATTTCATTAGTATCGAATGTTATATCTAAACAAAGTAATCCTATCAATAATCCGAACATTGTTGTCATTAGAATTATAGTCAATATGGATATTACGATATATTTATCCTCATCATTTCCCATTTTTTAAAATATTATATAATAACTTTTAATTTGATATATTACCCAATACTTTCATAAATTTATCATATAATTTTTTATTTTTACCGGTGAATTTTCCATTAGCTCGTATTTTATTTAATTTCTTGTTTAAATCGGACATTGGTCCTCGTATCATAGGATCTGAATTCATTTTCGATCCCATATTTTTTGTTGCAGCGTCTACTATATCGATCATATTATTGGCTTGTTTAGGATTCGATTTCCAATCGTTGGCTTTTCGTTTAATCATATCATTTACTTTATTTTTACTTTTCATATCCATTAAATTCATTATAAGTTGTCGGTTGTCTAATGATCCATCTTTTTTAGGTACAGCTTCCATCACATCATGTATAACATCGTCTATTTCATTATTCAATTCTTTTTTACGTTCATCCGTTGTATCGTAATTTTGAATCATATTATCTATATGTATTTTAATATCATGTCTTTGTCCATCTAATTTATCATTAAATTGAATAAAAAATTGTTTTAAACTAGCCTCATCCGATATTTTTTTATCCATTGACATAAGAACACTAAATTTTATTGAAGCGCGGTATAATTTTTCAATCAATGAAAGTAATTCAGATCTATTGTCGCCAGCTCGAACCCACAAATTATCAAATGTGATATTATCACAAACCAGAAACAGTTTTAAATCTCTGTCTTTATTTAGTTGTAATCCCTCATTTACCGAGTTTGCGGTTATTCTATAGGGCCATACTTCGGTATATTCTAAATCAACGATATCATAATATTCAATAGCATTATAGAAATTTATCATAAATAAAGATAAATCTAATTTCATTATCTCTTTTTTACTCAATGTTTTTTTCAATCGAAACATTTCTTCCAAATTATTTTTAAATTTTTTCTTACAACATATCGAATTAAATTTTTGTAATTCCGATATATCTTTATTTTTTAAAATTTCCAATGATAGATTAGTTAATTGTCTAAGATTTTTTAAGAAAATAGTACAGTAATTAGTAAAATCTTTATTTTTCATTATTATATTTATACATAAAATAAAAAAAATCTTTAATATAAAAAATAAAAAAAATCTCTATTATAAATAATTATTTTTTCAAATCACTCATAAATATATGATTATAATTATCCGGTTGTTGAGGTATATCGTCTAATTCAGCCATATTATAATATTCTTCTACTTTAAATAAAAGGAGATTCATATATAGAAATATTTTCTTTTTGTATACTTTTGATGATTTTAAATACATTGTTTTTATAGGATTCATAAAATCTGCAACATTTTTATTTTTTGAAATATTTTTATTAGATAAGAAGAAAAATTCTTTATGTTTTGAAATTGCTACTTTAAATTTGTTATTATAATATACATATTGCATAAATATCAATAATAATTTATTGGTGTGGGTTTTCATTAATTGTTCTATATAACCAAATGCATCTTCTACTTTTTGAGGTGGATCACAATTGGATCTAAGCATGGTTATGAGAGCTTTAACTTTGTTATTAAATGATATTGAAATTGTATGTAGATTAACCATTATTATAATGATAATTAAATTATCTATAATATATTATTTTTCGGATTCGTTTATTGGAACCGGTCTCTGTACAATATTTCCATCTTTATCCTTAACCGAGGTCATTTTAAATCCACCAACTTCCCGGAAAATATTATTTTTTCTAATTGTGTTAATTTTTCCTTTATTTGATATCCGTTTTTTTAATGGTCCAAAATTTCCAGTTGAACTAACACCACCCATTAACATTGCATTAATATTTAAATTGGAAACTCCGTGGGTGTTTGATTCTACTTTTTGAATAGATTTAGGATTATTTCTTTCTATATACTTATTCCGCTGATTTACAATAGTGTCATAAATATTTTTTTTATCCACATCGACCGTTTCATTTCGTGATGGTTGTCTATTTACAGTTAATGAATTTTTTTCACCTTTAGAAAAACATTTATATATAACTTTACAACATTCATCAATCCCTTCATATATACTCTGTTCACCGGATATTTTATTTTTTATCAATATAGCTGGTATATTTTCAACCCCATAAGGAACAGTCATACCATATTTTGCTAGGGTATTTAAAGATAAACATTTAATTTTTGTTATTCTATCTTTTTTAATAGTTTTTACCAGCGATACAGAATCTTCAGATTTCAATGACCAAAATAAAGTAAATTTATAACTATCGAGTGATTCACTAACCATTATATATATTCAATTAAAATTGATTTCTTTTTAATTTAATATAGAGATGAAGTTGAATAATATCAAAATTAACCCAAAACCAAATACTGCTGAATTTGATATAACATACACAAATGGATCTGGATTATGGAATTCTTTAAGGTCAGTATTACAAATTCATATTCCTATATGGTCATTTTCGAATGTAAGTATAAATAAAAATAATACTATTTACAAACCAGAACAATTAATTCATAAATTGAAAACAGTACACATCAATCAAGAATTAAAAAATTTCAATTATGGAAATTTCAAATTTTCTGCCGATTTAAAAAATGACACCAATAATTTGAAAATAATCACCATAGATGATATCGTCGATAACTCCAAACATCTATTCACGAAAGATATATATTTTATATCATTGGAACCTGGATGGAGAATAACTATATCGGGAAAAATGAAAAATTCTACCAAATTTATTGAGAATAATGGTTTTCATAATTCCATTTCCAATATTTCTCAAAAAGAAATTATTCCCGGTAAAAAATATCACATAACATGTCAATTATTAGAATGTTATAAATTCAAAAGACTGTTGAACTATGGAGTAGATGAACTTATCAAGTTATTTGAATATTATAAAAAGAAAATAATCCCATTAGATGATGACGCACATGGAGGGAAAAAATATATCACAGATGATAATAAAATCGATAATATAATTTTCGAACCAATAAAAAATATATTATCAAAAAGAATTAAATGGTGTGGGTATTATTGGGTACATATTAGGGAAAATATATATACATTGATATTAATTGATGATAAACATGACGAAACGCAAAAATTAAAAAATACAATTGACGAAATTATCAAAACATTAAAAAATATCAAAAAAAATATTAATTAATATATTTTCATTTTTTTATCCAACAATCAAATTGTATTCGATGAACTTGTCTTACCAGATGAACGTGTCTTACCAGATGAACTTGTTTTACCAGATGAACTTGTCTTACCAGATGAACCAAATCCTTTTTTATTTCTATTACTTTCGGATAATTCAATATCTGTACCAATTTGTATCATACCAGTTATATGTTTTAAAATTACGAGTTGTGCAATTTTATCATGTTTGTTGATATTGAATACTTTTTTAGAATTATTTACCATTAATACCTTAACTTCACCACGATATCCGGAATCAATAACACCGGCTCCCACATCAATTCCACGTCCAGAAAGTCCACTTCTAGCGAATATTCTTGCAAATGTTCCTGGTGGGATTTCCATGCTAAACCCAGTAGATACCCATTGTCTCTCACCTGCTTCAATTGATGTTTTTTCAAATGAATAGATATCCAATCCAACATCATATTCATGAGCGATATCTGGTTTGGTTACTTTATTATTTGATAATTTAATTTTTGCTATGACAGAATATTTTTCAGGTTGTTTTTCAGGTTGTTTTTCAGGTTGTTTTTCAGGTTGTTTTTCAGGTTGTTTTTCATGAAATTTATTTTTGAAAGTTATAAATTTTTGAAATTCTAAAAAATTTTTATAATCGGAATTCATATTTTATAAATATAATATTCGATTCTTTTCAACGAGAACACTCACACCAACATGAAATGAATAAACATTAAATTTACCTATATGTTCAACTGCCATCATCGGATTTTCAGTAATATATCCAGTTTCACATAGATATTTGAAATTAGATTTATCGATTTTATTTTTCAATAATCTGCTAATATCACCATTTGAAAATATATTTTGTTTTGTTTTTAATGCCCGTTTTAGTCTTTTTAAATATGCCTTTGCGCGATCATTCCTAGGTTCATCATGTTTATCTTGGAAATGATACATCGTTCCATATTTTGTAGCTTTAGCATCATGATTATTTCCAACATTCAATCCAAATATATTTATAAAATAGACTCCTTCGTGGTTCATTTTTTGATTTTTGACAAATACTTTTTTGAATTCCGGATGCATATCAAATGTATTTGGAATAAGTATACGATTATTATCAAGTGCATATCCGCATATATTTTTTACAGTTCCAATTTCAAAATTTTTCAATTGTCGTCCAATGTAATCTGTTATATCTCTAATTTTACAATTATATTTTATAATATTTCGTAATCCATTGATAATTTTATTAATTTGTATAATTTCATTTGTATAAATATTATCAATGGATCGTGCAAACGCAATTTTAATTTTATTTGATCCATCTTGATCCATTATTCCTATGGTGAATGAAATACATGAGTTTTTCTTTACAATCATACCTTTTATTGGTGAACAATTACATATTATATTATCAATCTCGACTGTAATTGGTTCTATCAATAATTTACCTTTTTCTCTAATTTCATTTTCTGCATTGTTGATAAGTGGAAAAATATCTTCATTTATTCTTATATTACTATATATTTTTTTCGCAATAGAACGTGATAAATTTGAATTATCTTGTAGTTTTTTTAGTAAGTATTTTTTACCCATTTTACATATAAATTAAAATAGTTTGAAATGGATACTTATGATATTGATAAAAAACATAAAAATATGATGGATTTATATGATCGAAAAATTAATACATTTATCGTCAATAAAAATAAATATATCCAAACAAAAAAAAGAATTGAAGATAAAACTGTAAAATATGAAAACATCAAAACAGATTTAACAGATCCAGTTGAACTAATGAGAAATTCATTGAGAATTATTTCATGTAAGAAAAAACTTAAGAACTTAAATACTATGTTTGAATTTAATGATAAGAAATCTTTGAAAACCAGAGATAGATATATAAAACTTGTATATCCATTTTTATCAACATATTATATGAATTCGAATAATAATAAAAAAATTGATGCTGTGAAAAAATATATTTTGAAAGTTGATCCTACATTATATACATCAATAAAACAACAGCGAATTTTATATTGTGATATATGTCAATCTAAAAATTTGAAATTTATAGAAACTGGTCAATATTTTTGTGATTCATGTGGAAATATAAATAATCAATTTTTGGATGAGACAAGTTTCGATAATAGCTATGATTCTAAATATAGTAGATCATCACCTAGTTATTCTCGTAAATCGTTTTTCATCATTCATCTTAGTCGGTTATTTTGTATTACACAAAAAAATAAAAAACATATGAGTAGTAAGTTAATTGAAAGATTGATAAAAGAAATGGAAAATGATGATATATATCATCGAGATAAAATATCATCTGATTTAGTTATAAAATATTTGAAAAAAATGTATTTAAATGACTATACATATGATGTACCATATATTATTTCAAAAATAAAAAATGAAAACCCCCCGGTAATATCGGCGATTGATTTTGATAAATTAATCAAATGGTTTCAAGAATTTGAATTAGTTTGGCCATATATAAAAAATGAATCACAAAAATCTATTAATTATCAATATATTTTAAGAAAATTATTGGAACTAATAGAGAATTATGATGAATATCTTGATAGAATAAAAATTTCAAAAACGCAATCAAATATACAAAAATTAGATAAAATTTGGAAAAAGGGATGCGAATTTTTAAAATGGCAATATATTCCTACTTATGCATTATAATAAATGGGTATATACATTATTTAGATCGTATATATTATACAATATATCATGTATCATTTGGTTTTGCTTTGGGGTGAATTCACGTTCCATGATAATTTGTTGAATAACAAGTAAAACAATTGTGTTTACATATCTATCTAGATCCAATTTCATAATAAAATTAATTAATTTATTTTTTTAATATATAATATAACAAATTATTTATACTATGAGGAGAAACAGACAGCCATGTAATATATTGGAACAAATCAGGAATAATGAAAAATTATATCCTAATAATTACAGAGATATGCAAAATTTCAATAGATTTATGGATGCTCCAATATATAATGATGCAAAATTACCAGAATGGAAAATTAAAGCTATCAATGGACCTAGTAGAAAAAGTTATTATCATCCTAAACCATTGGAAGATAGATTTTACAGAAATAAAGTAGGACCATATAATGATAATGTTAAAGTTATTAAATTCAACAATTGGCATAGAAATAGAGATCCTTTTTATGAAAATGGATACAAAGGAAGAACACAGAATTGGGAACCAGGCACACGCAAAGGAGATATGAATTTTAGATTACCGAGTTCATTGATAACACAAAATTCTATGAGGCCATTATTAAATGGCAATTCAAGTTGGGAAAAAACGATTGAAGAAAAGACCGGTATTGTATTACCTACTGGAGCTGATAAAACGTCCGTTCCACGTAAAAGAAATATATCTGTATTAAATACACATTTAAATAAATATACCAGTCCAGTTTCTGAACCACGTGGTAGACGAGATATAAAAGTTAGAGATCCATATCTCAACGGAATAAGAGAACATGTACATAAAAATAACCATGTAAGCGAACGTAGAAATATTATATATACTTTGAATAAGATGAGAGAACAGCCAACCACAAAAGCAGAACATAATCGTGCTAATAATATCAGTTTATTGAATACAAGATCGACTAATTTGACATATGCACCAACCGATGAGTCCATGTTCAATAGGAGACTTGAAGTAGATAGACAAAAACAAAATAGGATTAATAATTATGAATTTGAAAAAAGAAATCATTATACTGAAGGATATACAACCCAAAAAGAAGTATATATTGGAAATCAAATCAAACGACCTCCACAATTCCGAGTTAATCCTACATATTATGATATGGTTCAAGGAAATTTAACAGGTGTAGCGAATTATAATTCAAAAATAACAGAAAAAAAATTAAATCCTATAAATAGTAAAATAGATTTTCTGTTAGAACAAAAATTAATGCGTGATAATACTTTCCCATAATAAAAAGATATTTTAATGTTTTGGATATTTTAATTTTACATATTGTGATGCTAAATCAATAACAGGATAAACCTGATTATTATCGATTGGATATTTTGTATATTTATGTGAATCTGATTGATACAATCGTCTACCACCATTTGCTGAAATATCATATGTAGATTTTGGACGGATATTGTAAATATTATAATTAAGATCTTCTGATTCATATTTTTTAACTTTATTCAATCCGTGAATTGGATCGATATGTTTATTTTTTTTGATAAACCAATCATACATATTTTCATGATTGAATGTATAATGTGTAGATGGAACATCAGGTTCATAATTTTCAGCTATATAATTATCCCACCAATTTAATCTGTTGATTCGTTCTGTCCATATTTCATTTTGTAATCTTTTTCGAACAAAATTAATAGGTGCTCCGGCCATATATTCACTTGTTTCTGTTCCTGTCCATTTCGGTGCGGGAATTTTAGAATTTCCATCTTCATCGGTATATTGTAAATCATTTTTAAACATATTGATCATATCATTCTCAACTTTATGGTGTTGTCCACTTATATACCCCATTGAAGGTGATTGTCTTCGATTCATTTTATATAATATAATAAAAAAATTTTATCATAAAAATGGAAAACTAATTTAAATTTAAGATTTTTCCATCTTCGATTTTTGGTTCGAGTTTAATCTTTTCAATGAGTGGTCCATATTTTGCAACGATTTGTGGATGATTATTATATTTTGCCAACATGACACATGGTGTTTTAGTTAATGTATCAAGGATATATTCACATTTTACATCATCCCCGGTACACCATTGGAATAAATAATGATTAATAATCTTTTCATTTCCGCATTTAAATCCCCAAATTAATGGATTATCTTTACGGAAATCGGCAATTTCAATTTTCCCGGATGATAGAATCAAATCAATCATATCATTATTATCTGTTTTGATTGCATGACATAGAATGTTGGTTTTGATTGATTCCAATTTTTTGATAATATGATTTACATTCAATAATTGTCCATGTTGAATCATATAATGTAAGAATGATGTATAATCACTCTGTTCGAAAGTTACACGATTGAATAATTCCGAGGAATTGAAATATTCTACAATTGTAGAATATGCGAATGAATCGAAATCTTCCATTTTACAATATCCAAGAATAGAAATAACAATATTTAAATTCTTTTCGATACATGCATACATCAACATATTATATGTGTTGAAATGATCTTTTTTAACTGTAATAGTTAAAATATTATCTGCTGTTGATTCAATATTTAAATTTTTAAATAATGATAAACATATTTTTTTGATTGATTGTTTTGTTAATTTTGATTTATATATAATAGTTAATTTAACTAAATCATTCTTGTAATCAACGATAGATACAAGACCACTTTTAGAAAAGCTTTCTAATAAAATTAACACCTGATCCATTATATATATAAAAATTTTTTTAATCAAAATTGTTTAATTAATATCTATTTATTTTTCTATTTTAAAATATAGATATGTCGGATGATATAATTATTGAAACTGATTATGAAGGGCGAATTAACTTGGAATATTATCAATTACGTTATGAATATAAATTATCTTATGATTTTTTGATATTGATACAATATATAATTAAAGATATGTTCCGGGATTCGAAATTTAACTGGAAAGTAATGAAAGGATTATTGAAAGAAAATAAAAAACGATTTATGATAAATCCCGAATTGATATATAATGTTATTGGTGAAACCAAAAATAGAGTTAATTACGATACTCTAAGATCGGTTGTAAAAATGATGTCCAAGAATTATATTGCTATGAATTCTACATTAAATCCTCGAGATTTTCATAATATAACACCCGAGATATTATTTGGACAAGTGTTTGATTTCGTTTCAAGGGAAATATACCATTATGTTTATTTATTTGATAAAAATGGATTAACTGAAATTGAAATTATAAAAAATAAAACTAAACTAAGACATATAATGAAAAGAGAAACAGAAAAAGCTGTTAAAATGGTTTTTCCATTAATTATGCCAAAACATGAAAAGGAAAATGATATGGACGTGATAATTTCCAATAATAAACAAATGTTAATCGCGCATGATAAATTAAAGCATATTATAGAAAATAATGATATTGAAGCTATAGAAGATATGGAAGATTTAAAGAAAGATGATGAAAGTAGTATCGATACGATTGAAAATATAGATCCACCAGTACAACAAAATGTACCGATGCCAATATCGGCTCCACAAATTGTATTGAAACAAGATCGAGAAAAAGTGGAAGAACCCATTCAGGATGGTGGTAATTATAACCCAAATATGCATGTCCCTAAATATGTTGAATCAACCAAACCGCGTCGTGGAATATTTGATTTTGGTAAAAAATTCTTGGGTAAAATAACTGGATAAAAAATAAAAATCAATTAATTTGAATTATTTTTCTTACTACCACTATATTCTTCTTTTACGGTGTTCTTTTTATTTTTTTGATAATTTTTCTTATAATTTTTCTTATAATTTTTCTTATAATAATTTTTTTTAAATTTCTTTTTCGGAATATATTTCTTTTTTGGAATATATTCTTCGTCATCCTTTTTCAATGTTTTATTATTCGGTTTATTTATACCAAATTGAATATTGGTATCATTATATTTTACACCAATATTCACACCATTTACATTTTTAAAAATGTTACTGATTTGATTTTTGATTTCATCCATATTTATATAAATGAATAATAAATCAATTTTGATAATTGATATATTATTTAAAAATTGATTTCAATCTTATATTTAAAAAAATGAATAAAACTGTTTTAAATTCTACGATTGGAGAAATAAATAATATTGATTTTATGACAGATAGGATATCTGAATTTAAAAGTCGTCAATTTGGAGATTTTTCATCATATAATGATAAAATAATTACCAAAATTATAACATTCATTAGAACTGATTTGATAAATATACAGACTTTTGAATCGCATGTAGATGCTATAAGAGTTGATGTTGCTAGTAAAAATAGTGAGTATGTGGAAAATTTTAGAAAAAAAATATTTTATGATGAAATTCGAAATACAAATGATATAAAAATGGGAAATGAAAATAATCATGTATTCATAAGAAAAATGGAAAATGGATCTGGTTCTGTATTTCATTATAGAAATGATAAATTCAATTCATCAACCGATTATTTGAAAATATCGAAACAACAAATATACGATATCGTATTTAGTAAAATCAAAAATATAAGATATCAAAAATATCTTATTGTATTAGAAAATAAAGAAATTTTGAAATATATTCAATCATATATTGAAAATATGATAAACGGGAAAATAAAAAATAAAATGAGAAAAAGAGTATTTGCAAAATATAAATCACACGATTATGATGAAAATGCCGATTACTCATTTACACATTTTCGACCAATAGTGTACAACGTATTTATAACTGATAATATAATAGATATATTAGTTTCCGATATGTTAAAAACACAAATTAGAAATGAGACAATAGATAATCCAGTAAATAATATTGTATTTGATAAAGGTGCAATACATAATATGGTAAAATTTAGATTCAATTTAGCGTTAGAAGTTAAAAAAAATATAGACAGGAGCCAAGTAAATTTTTGTTATGTGTTTGTCGACATACAAAATGCGTATCCTTCATCAGATATCAATAATGTGATTAATTTAATATCTGATGTATATAATGTAAACCAATATTTATTAGATTATTTATCGAGTATGTATCATAATATTGATATATCATATAAAGATAATAAATTGAGTAAATGGAACGATGGTTTATTTCAAGGGGTAACATCATCCCAGACATTGTTTGTTGTGTATTTGGATATTATATTAAAAAATATAATTAAAACAGGAAAAAGGTGTGGTATATTACCAAAATCATTAAAGGTGGTTGGAGCGTACGTGGATGATATTGTTTTATATTTCGATAATTTCAAATCTCCTTCTATAATATCGGATGTATTTGAATATGTAAGGGAACAATTAAATCAATTTAATCTCTCATTAAATTTGGAAAAAACAAAATTAATATTGAAATTCAATGGTATATTTAAATATCTATGTGAAAATAAGGAACAATGTAAATATACATTTAACCTAATGGATATTGTGGATAAGTTGATGAAAATGAAATCGAGATATGAATATACCTTAAATGAACAGTCATATTCACGTGAAAAAATGATATTTTTAGGATTGGAATGGTATTTTCTACGATTGAATGATGATACCAAATTTGAAAAAAGATATTTAAATTGTATTGGAACATACAGAAAATTGATTGATTGTTTGAAATTTTATAAACGCGATAATAAAACCAAACCAATTACAAGTAGTTATTTTATACAAAATGATCTATTGTATAAATTTATAAAATATGGATTATTATACTATTTTATAAATGGTTCTTCCGAATTATCTATAATTATTGATACTCATTTACCAGAATTGAAAATATTGAAAAAATATATATTTAAATATATGTTAGCTCAAATTATCAAAATATCTACACGAAAAACATTATTTGATTATAATATGGGTTATCATATATCGGATGATGCATTCAAATTATCCAATTATGCATGTCGAAAATATGGCACTGGATCGAGAATAATAGATTTAGAGGATATTGAAATTATACCAAGTATATATAAAATTCCAGAACCAAAAATGGAAAATATCATGTTTGATAAATATGAAGCTAAATTGATTAAAGGTTCAATAAAATTTAATTATTTCACAGATATAGATATCGAATATATGGATCATGAATTTGGAATAACAAAAGAGGATATCATTAAATATAGTAGTAAAATAGTTTATATCGACGATGAAAATATAAAAAATGATAATGAATATTTGAATTAATTCTTTATTTTTTTCAAAATTAGTTGTCTATTCAATTCAATCCATTTTTTCTCGTTTTTATTTATTTTTCTGTCCGTAATTTTGGCTATGTCGAATAATTCATTCGATACTATTTCATATCGATCCTTAAATATTGATATTAAATAATCAACGTTGACTAAATATTCATCATGACTTCCAATAGATACAAAATATACTCGTATTTTTTGACCATATTTTTCAAATTTTTCGGATTTGTTATACATACGGATTATAGAATATTGCGTTTTATTTTGTTTTTTAGCTATCAAATCCCCATTTTTCAAAATATCAAATATTTTTTGTCCATCCAAAAATGTGGCCATAAAAATCCCATTTTCATTTAAATATCTGTCTATATTTTGAAAAAGTATATTAATCATACTTTCATTTCCCAGAAAATAATGAATCGCGAATTGTATACTTACCGTGTTAAATGATATATCTGTTTTCAATTTCAATGGTTTTCTAAGATTTCTTTTGAAAAAATACACTTTAAAATCACTCATATATTCTTGTTCATATAACTTCTTAGCTTCATTCAATGCATCTTTATCAATATCTATAAAATATATTTTTTTTATTTCCGCGTTCTTATATTTATATAAATCTCTACCCCTTCCACCAGATAATTCTAAAAGCGGTGATTTTGCATATTTTATATATAGATTTTCTTTAATTCTATTATGGATAAATGGTATAGATTTAATCAAATTCCGATCACGTTTTCCTCTATAATATGGTGTATATTTTTTCGACATCTTTTAAATATATATTTATTATCAATTTTATTATAAATAAAAAAAATATTTAAATTAAATTTAAATTTTTATTGAAATTACCATCATATATGCAACAATTGGCGTATCAAGATTCATGATTATCCGTCTCACATCATTTAATTGTATATTTCGTTTTTTCGTTATGTATTGATTATGTAAAATCATACAGGATAGTTGATAATTGGTTTTGAGACCTTTGATATATTTTTGAACATATTCAGTATGGATAGTTTGAATAAAACTATCAAAGTCGGCTTTCATATCATATAATCTCGTCTCCCATGTCTCTCCTTTATAATATTTCACGAATTCATTAATCCTTTTCTTCAATATGATATCTAATAAACAATAATATATATTATTGGAATTACACAACATATTTTTTTTATCCATAAATTTTTGTGAATATAACAATACATTTGTTTTTTTTCTTACAACGATAATACCGCATTCTTCATCTTCCAATTTATTTTTTATAAAATCCCATGTATTACCTTTTCCTGTATATGACATATACTTACGTTTTTTAGATTCCATATTAACATATCCAAGTTTTTTTATAATAGGTTCTTTACCATAAATAACATGACTTATCATTTTTGGTGAATAGAATGAATAAAAGTATGTGTATTTTTTATTTCTTTTATCTCCATTTTTAATTTTGAAATCATTTTTAAAAATATCCGCTATTTTTCGTATTTCAGGTTCTCCGTCATAAGTTTTATTAGTGTTTCTAGTATTCAAATTTATATTGATACAATTTCGAGTTGCATAATTCCATGTACCATTATTCCAATAAGCTCGTAATGTTAATCCATTCAACAGTGAACTATAATGATACGTCATTTTTTCTTTAAACATGTTATTATTTAATGTTTTCACATTAGATGCAATAAGGGTTTTACCAATATCAGCACAAACCAGATTTCCATTGAAATCATAAATATTCGATTGTCCAACTATATTTTTATTTTTAGGTATTTGAATAAATAATTGAGTGTCATTATCCCATTTAACACTAAAATCTTTATTACCATAGATACCAATAATAGTTTGAATATCCATTTGTAAAAAAGTGGGGATAAAATCAATTTTAAATTTTCCAATTTATAATAATAATTAAATTATCTTTATATAGAAAGATGATTAAACAACCAATCAAATTTAAAATAAACAGAGGAAATATATTACAGAAATTAAATTACGAACAAAGATTAATTAAATTTAAATCATTAACACGAAATGATAAATCTGCATTCGATTTTAATATTGTTTATGAAAATTTACAAAAAAATAAAAAGAAAATGATAATATATTTTTCAATTGTAAAAAAATACAATAATCTTTCTAATTTGAGAAAACTTGAACTGTTATCAGAAAATAATAGAATGGTAATTTATGATGTTATCAATTATCCAACAAAAGAATCATTAAATATCAATTTATCTACATGGAATATGATAATTGACAATAAGCAAATTAGATTTTCTAATAATGAAATTATTATTGATAGTATGTTTACATATAATAAAAAAGATATCGATTTATTTAATAATATCAAAAAAATAAATTCCGGTAAGTATTCAGATATCAGAAATGCAATTTTACTTCCTGAATTTGTCATTTCTATGAATTCATATAATATTTTAAATATAAATGATGGAATTGAAAATATGTTTCAATATGTAAAATATTCTCATATAAATATGACTGATGATCTATTTATAGAAAGCGTGAATGATATAATTGATACTATTTATTATGAATCATATTTCGTAAAATCAAAACCGACTTTTGTAAAACTAGATATTCCATTGTATATAAGAAATGTTGATACCATTTTCAATAGTGGAAAAACTATATATAAAAGTATTAATGGAATAAAAATAACTCCTAGAATGAATATGACCGAATATTATAATCCATTTTTTGTTGAAAAAGATTATGAATATGGAGTATTTTCAGAATTTTCAGAATTTAAAGATATGAGATTAATTGAAAAGAATATCGATTTTATTATAGAATCAGAAGCATTCATATTGCAGAATTATAATAAAGATAGATTACTCGGAATAATTGATGATGAATTTGAAACAGTTTTAAATTTATTTCGTAGTAAATATGAACAATTGACTGATATCGTTAAAGATGGAATAATAATATCATCAATATTTGGTGTATTGATTAAGGAGATAATAGATGGAAGAATATCAATCGATGTTAATTCAACGATATACGAATCATTCACACAAAAAGGTGTAGGATTATCTATTATCAATTATTATATCGAATATATGAATCATATATTTAATGTTATTTATTCCAAGAAAATATCAAGCGTTTTTAGATCATTGAATTTAAATAAAAAACAATTGATAAAATTAATTTATAACGAAATATCGGATGTCAACATTCCCAAAATAGCATATAGAATAACTAATTCCATTTTATATACACCACTAGATAAACAAGATAAGGCATATATCAAATATATGATATTATCAAATAAAAACGCTATTGAAGCTATAAAAATTAAACCTAATAAATTTTATACACCTGAACAATTAACAAATATCATATTTGGAAAAATTGCAGAAAGAACGCCGGCACGTAGAATTAAATATAATGAGAAATATTTAAATACCGATGGATTGAAAAATAAAAGAAAACATAAAATTAAAAATGTGGAATTAACAAAAAAATTTATAATTGATGATAATATCGATTATAAATTTGAGAATAAATTTGATGCTTTGATAAATATAATGAGAAAATATAATGTTACATTAAGTCCAAATGTGCAAGATATTACGAAACGATTGGGGTTTATGATAAATAAAATCAAAGGAAATATGAAATATGAGGGTGATATCGGATATTTAAGATCCAATTATGTTCGATATGCTACAACATTTACGTTAACTACCATAAATGAATTTTTTATAAAAAATGTTTCTGATAATAAATTTATGATTGCTGATATTGAAAAATTAGATATGTTATGGACAACTAATAATAAAATTTATTGGAAAAGATTAAAATATTTTTTATTCAATTTAATGGTAAAATTCATCAAAAAAAATAAAAAGAACGGTGCAATTATTACTCAAAAATTTATAATTGATAAATCTAATGAAATTTTAAAAATGGATATTTCACAATTCTCTATTGCGCGAAAACAAGCAAAAGAATTGGAATTGAGAGAGATGAGAGTCAATACATTTTATAATTTAACACCGGATATAAAAATTGAAGCTGGATTTGATAAAATGTCACAAGAAGAAAAAAATAAATTTTTGGATCATATCAGAATTGAACAAATAGAACAATATAATATCGATAATTAATTAACCAATTCTGAATCATCTTCTATATCATCAATTGATGATGGATTCTCAGTTTGATCAAAAGTAACTTTTGGCTTATTGTAAAATTTATCGATTGGTGGTTCGCCCGTCGATTTATTCAATTCATCTTCTATATCTTGAATATGTTTTTGTGTTTCGGGTTTATGTTTACCTTTCATAAATGATAAAATACTATTCATTACCCCAGATTTATTAGAATCATCGGATTTATTTAATGTCGACATTATCAATAATGTTGCTATTGCAATTATAATTATCACAATAATTGTAATTATCAAAGTTTTTAAATTTTTATCAAAAAAATCCCAAACTCTACTATTATTATTTGTTTTAGTTTTTTTCATATTTGAATTTTCATTTTTTTTATAGAATTTTTTATATTTATATTCGAGTTGTGGTTCTATTTCAGTGGTGTCCATATTCGTAAAACTATATTATCAAAATATATTATTCCTTCAATAGAATATTATTCCATTGAATAACCAACTATTTTACTACTCCAAAATGTATAATAATTTTTAAACGATATCGATTCTTTACCTAATGATTTATTAACCTCATTATGAAATTTATAAAGCCAATCTATAAGAGTTTCTCTACTGATTAAATCACTTTTTCTCAATGGACATTTATCGAAAATATTTTTTGTGTGTCCTCTACAAATTGAACACGGAAATGTTTTAAATGAAGATATAATATATTGTTCAAATAATAATTGATTTTTTTTATTTAAATATTTTGGTGCACCGAAAACTCGTATCGATACATTTGCCCACGTTAAATTTCCAGAATCTTTACTACTAAAATTTGCCCGTTCGTATTTTTTTACCATTTCCCAAAATAAAATTAAATATTTATATATAATGATAAAATATTTAAATAATTTAGATTTTAAAATAAAAACAGATTTATCATTAATGAATTACTCAATTGTTCCAAAAAATCCAAATATCCATATTATCAATCTTGAATTTAATGGTGAAATAATTGGAGAAGTATCATTTAATAAAAGTAATAATAAAGATATTAAATATAGAATAAATTTAAATAAATATACTCTTCTTGCTAATTATTTTATAAAATAATTATACTATTAAAAAGTAATTATTTTTTTTAAAAAAAATGGAAACAGAAAGTGTTATAAAAAAAAGACCACGTGGAAGACCAACTGGAAGTGGAAAAAAGAAAGATAAAAATGTTAAATTAAGAGATATTGAATTGAATATCAATGTCAAAAATAATTTTCCAATATCCGCGATTGATATGGATAAAGTTGAATATACTGTTAATAGCGATTATTTATTGAAATTTAGAACCACATCAGTTGATGCATTTAAGTTACTTTTTTCAGTTATTCGAAGTAAATTTGATCATGTTTATATTTACGTTGATAATTCTGGTATTGTTATTTATCATCCAAGAGGTGAATCTGATATAGAAAGTTTTGCTGTAAAAATATTTGCCGATAAATTTACAGAATTCAATGTAGTCAAAAACTTTCATAAATGTTTAAATACTATACATATCCATGATATTCTTAAAAAATTTACGAAATTAAAAGAAATGGGAATGAAAATTTTTGAAGATGATAGCAGTCAAATGACATGTCATTTAAGTATAGAAATTGGTATGGATGGCGGTATTACACGTCATTTTGATATGACATTACCAAATAAAATATTAACATTATATAATCGAAATAAATATTCAACTATATCGGAAGTTATACCAGATTATGTAGCATTATTAAATCCCAATGAATTTGAAATAGATATGCGACATATAAAATTGACATTAGGAGCTGAACAGGTACAGATTAAATGTGAAGATGGTAAATTCTATATTACCGCTAAAAACAAAGAAAAGATTCGATATGAGAGTACCAGATTAAGTCAGAATGGTACATTATATATTATAAAAGAAAATGACGATAGTTATAATGGTAAATTCGATATATCTGTGTTGTATAATTATGCAAAATTACATAAAATGAGTAAAATTGTCAAACTATATTTAACTCAAAATAAACCAATTATTATCGAATATCATATAAATGATATGGGTGCTATACAAATATTTCTTGCTTCCAAAGTATAGTGAAATAATTTCTTTATTTTTTTTTTCTTTAGCCAATAAAATTTAATTCAAGAAAAAATAACTTGCACCAAAATTGATTTTGTGTTAAAGGTTTAACAACTGATCTTATATAAAAAGAAAATATGTCGGATATCAAAAAATTAACACCTGAACAAGTTGAAAAATTAGAGCGTGCTTACGAGCATCATGGAGTAAATGAGAAGAGATTTAAATGGGAAACTGTTGATAATGTTGTAGGAAACATTAGTGCAATTATGAATTTCGTTTCAAAACTTAGACAAGTTGGAGATGAATATAACTTATCATTCAAAAATCAAACTGTCACTAAACCCAATCCAGACGTAAAAACAGAAAAACAATTACTACGTGAAATGATAGCTTATGCTAAGAAATATCCTGGTAATATTAACGGTGAAAAATATATTAATGTTCTTGGAGGTCATTCATATTATAAAGAGAAAAGAAAGAATAAAGTAGATATAAGTGGAAATCTATGCGGTATTAAAGAAGAACTTACGGCACTATTAATTAACAATAAAGAAAAGAATGAAAAGAATATTGCACAATATGGTAATTCATCTGATGCATATAAAGTTACCGAAAAACTAAAAACATTATGGAGTAATAAAGAAGTTTTAAGTGATCCTCGAAATCCATTATACGACCAGAAGTTAATTGATAAATTCAATGTAGCATATAATGGAGAAACAGTTTCAAAAATGAAAGATGGAGTAATGGTTCAAGAAAGAAAAGAAGGTTTAGCTGAGATGATTAAAAATCTTAAATTGACAAATGAAGGAAAAGTTCCATCAAAGTTGATAAGTAAAATATTACAACTAGAATGGATGTTAGTTCCAAAGAGATTAAAGAATATTGGTGGTATAGATTTCGAAAAAAGAAAGAAGAATGCTAAAGGAGTTAACGATAGAATTTTAAAATCTGAACATTTTAAGAAATGGATGCAAAATGAACAAAACAGACCAAAAACAAAGAAGAAAAATACAAATGCAAATGCAAAATTAGTAGGTGATATTGAAACAATTATTGCACGAAAACAAGGAAAACAAAACATATTGGATAATTTAACAGAACGTGGAGAATTCAATTTTGATGATGGTGCATTCGCATAATTATAAAATTTAATAAAAAAAATTATTTTTTTTACAATTTTGTAATTTTTATAAAATATAGTTCTTGAGTTAATAATTCAATTATATCAGTAATTATAGTTTTGAGAGGTATTTTTATTTCAAATAATAATATTTTTTTAAGTATTGATGAATATTTTTTTATAATTTCATATATCGGGATTATATAGCTATATAAATTTAAAGATAGTAAATATTCCAATGATTTCATAAATTTATAAATATCGAAATAATCTATTGTTTTAGTTAAAAATTTGATATTATCGATATACATGAGATAATAAATAGGGAAATAATTTTTATAAAACTTTTTTATGTTATATTCATTTATTCCAATTGTAGAAAATTCCCAATCAATTATTGTAGTTTGAAATGACGAATCTTTAATTTCATTTACCATTATATTTTTTATATGTAAATCATTATGGTAAATATCATATTTTCTCAATTCCAATATATATATTAGTACCGCTTTGATAATATCAACTATATCCGAAACAGAATTATATGTATTAATAGGATATTCGGTTATTATTTGATAAAAATTAAATGAAATATATTCTCCAAAAGTTATTAATTTATCATTTTCAGTTTCCATTTTGAAAACAAACGGGGAACAATATAATGATTTATTTAAAATTAATTTATTTAATAATTCAATAACCCGAATTTCATCAGAATTCTTATCCAATTTCTTTACCTTTTTATAAAATATTATATTCTTTTTTACATTTTCATATATTTGTATAGGAAAATTATCAAAAATTATAGTTGAATTTTTTAAAATAGATAAAAAACTATTTTTAATTGAAATAAATTCATTAAGTTGATCTTCTTTATTTTTATATATATTGACAACTTTGAAGGTTTGTCGCGTCGATTTTTGTTTGATCTGTTTCAAAATCTTCGTACTCAACTTTGATTTCATATCCGATAATTATACCTCTATCTCTTATATAATGTTTATCAAATTTTCTTTCTAATTTTTCTTTTAAATCAGATCCTTTAAGTCTATAACCCTCATAACCATTTGTTTTAATCCATTCGTTAAAATTTGTTGTAATTTGTTTTATTGATAATCTATGTTTAGGGTTTGGAGATTTTATTATCATATTGTTAATAAAATTACCTATATAATCATCCCTGATAACATACTTAGCTGACATTTCCTTTACCCGTCTTGGAGGTATTATCTCTTTTCCATATACTTCATTTCGATATATATGTATCAGATAACTCATAAATATCGACCCCCAATTATCCAATTTTGCTATCATTTTCCGATCTAATTTTTCATGAAGTGGTTTTTTGAGAAGTTCAATGTTATCTGTGAATGTAGTATCATAGAATGATACCAAAAATCTTCTCAATGATGATTCACCATGTTCATCCAATTTGGGTAATGCATTAACCAGAAATACTAAACGCCATTTCGGTATAACTTCTATACCTGTTTTATATAATGTTCTGGGTTTAATTGGTTCCAATCCACTTTTTTCTTTAATTTCACGCATATTAAATTTGGATCCTTTGGGTGCTTCGGTTAATAATACGATATGTGCATAAACCGCTTCTGCCATTTCAGGTGATGCCTGTCCACCTTTTGATTGTTTTCCAATAAAATATTCGACTGGAATTACTGCAAATAATTCTCCAAATGTTGCTCTAACTAATCTCCAGAATGCTGTTTTTCCATTACCACCAAAACCATATTCCAAATATACTCTTTGATCCGATTCATTACCTTCCAAAAATGAAGCTACAATTCTCATCTTAAATTGCTTCATATCAGGATCGGGAAATATTGCATCAATGAATGACATCATTATCAATGCATCATCGGTGTCTTTCACATCATCCCATTCCGGTGGGTAATCATATTTAATTGCCTGTGATATCAAATCACTTTGTCTACCATCTCTAAATCTACCTGTATTCAATTCATAAACTCCGTTTTTGAATGCTAATAAATATGAATATGTATTAAGTCTACTTTGGAAATTTTGAACTTTTATTTTGTTTGCAAACATTTTTATAACTGCACTTGATCCTCCATTACTCCTAAGTTTTTTAATTTCTCTTTGTAATTCCTTCATAATATAATTATTTTGTTTTATTTTGGCCGCTGAATCGGCATCTATACTATTTAATTTATTTGTTAATACTTTAGGATCAAATGTGGAATTACATCTTTGAGTCATCATATTATTTGATATATTGTGTTTCTTTGTCATTGCTTCATTCGATAATTTAAAATTATCCATATAATATAAAGTCCAAACTTTATCGTATATACTCGCTAATTTTAAACATATTATCTCAATCAATGGACCATCTGCTGCATATTTCTTCCAAATGTGATTGGAAAATTCAAATATATCATATGATTTGTTTTCATAAAATTGAGATCTAAATCTATCACCAACTAAATCTTGTAAATTGGTAGCATAATCCCATTCCGATGACCAAGATTCATTGTTCTTTATTTTCAGAAAAATTTTATAAGCCATATGTTTTATCATAATATGTTTATGATTTTCCGAATTATCCACTTTAGACCATTGAATTAATCTATCTATTTGCCAATTATATTTATCTGGATTAGCAGTTTTGATATAATTATCAATTCGTTCATCAATTCTCTTCTTATTTCCAAATAATCTCCTGAGTTCATTTAAAACAGTAGAATCGTAATCCGTTATTTTTATACAACATAATATCAGATCATTAAATCCGGAAGTTTGATCATCTCTACCACCATATGGTTTTCTTTTCTCTAAATTTAAATTTTTCAATAAATCGATAACAAAATTTATAAGTGCTTCGTCACTATTCTGACGACTATATTTTTGAGGTTTATCATTATTTATTTTCTTTTGAGCTGATATTTTATCTATTTGCATTTTAGTTGACTCATTTATACTGGTGTGATGAGTGTGACCATGTATACTTAAATAACTGGTTAACTTATATTTTTCAAATCCTGGAATAGATCCATCTCTAGTAATCACATGTTCACCAACTAAATCATATACATATTTTATAAGATATGGTTCATCAACAATATAATTGTTTTTTCCATTTTTTCTTTTACCGCTAATTTTCGATTTTGATGAACCATATAATGTCCATCCTTTTTCCAATTTATATATTGATGAATCAACAACATCGTGAAGTTTTTGATCGGATAAAATATTTTCTTCTATCAATAATGATTCAATTAGTAGTTCTCGAATATATAAATGTAGTTGTTCATCAACAATTAAAGAAGGCATCATCAAATGCAATCCATCTTTACATATTCCATCATGTTCTTTTCCAATTTTAGTTTTTGACATAAATACCACATATCTATTTTTTTTATCTAATGAGAAAAAATCTTTTCCAAAAATTGTGATAATAATTGATTTTAAAATTTTCAACAATTCCAAACAGTTTTTTTCATGTGTATAAATTGGAGATTTATCATCCGAATAAAAAGATTTATTTTTTTTTATATCTAAATCTATTCTAAATGGTCCATATTTATCATTCTTTTGAATAATATGTTCATCAAACCCATCAACAAATGCTAATCCGCAATATTCCAAAAAAACTTTATCGGTTTCGCGATCTAAATTGAAACTGTATCCTCTTAACTCATTATCAGGCATTCTTCTATAATTATGAGGTTTCCCGGTACCAGTGACGTCATATTTTTTACCACTATATATTTCAATAACTTTTGAATATGCATCATTAGTCATTTATTTTATATATGGGCTGTTTTGTAAAAATTGAAAGATTACTTCAACTTTTATAATATTACAAATTAAATCAATTTTAATAAAAAAAAATAATATTCAATTTTAATTAAATATATCTATATATCGTCTTTTTCATTATCGATATCTGTAATTTTAATATTTTTAAAGTTCTTGGATAGCCAATCTTTCATCTCCTCGCCTGCTTTTTGCAATAATTCTAAATATTCTTTTTCAATATTAATTTCCGATTTTCGTCCCCTCTTCATTATTCTATTTAATGATTTATCGATACTCGTATTGATGAATACATACGTACAATTAGACCATATGTATGAATTTTTTTGACAATTGATGTAATTCTTTTTCAAAACTTTACATTCGGCTTTATTTAAAGCCGGTATCATTTTTCCAGTTTCCACCCATTTACCGGAAACAAATTTCTTTTCTGGCCACGTTTCTGTTTCCAATACAGAGGTGAATATTTTATAACAATCGTGTATTCCGCGTTCAATTAGATGAATAGAATCTGGTTCATTTTTTAAAATATCCATTACATTTTCTGCAATATATTGTTTACCATTCCACGATTCACTTTGAATATTAAATGCACTTCCGGGAATTTTGTTATAAAACATTGATAAACAGAACAAGTATGCTCGTTCAGTCCAAATGTATACTTTTTTACCTAACTTTCTTAATCGTTCAGCTTCTTTGTTGATAAGATATGTTTTACCGACTCCGGGTATACCGGAATATACAAATATACTAAATTTCATTATATATATATTAAATAGAGATATAAAATCAATTTTAAAATAAAAATTTATTTATATTTAATTTTGATATGTTCAACTTCAAAACCACATTCTAAATAATAATCTCTACGTAATTTTTGATGTATCGCGAAAAATGTAAACATATCATTTATAGCCCATATTATCGGTTGTATTTTCCAATTTTGTCTTAATATACGACCAGTTAATTGATCCAATGATTCTTTATGTTTTCCCCCGTCTGCGGTTTTGAAAGAATTTGATAATATCATACATCTCGCATTCAATATATCCAATCCTTTTTTACCAATATTTAATGAACAAAATATCAATTTTTTATCATATGCAGCGACAACCTTGTCAGTTTCTTTTTTCGTCTTAGCTCCGATAATCAATCCTGGATTATATTCTTTACATTTATCAAATAATAGTTTCAATTGATTTATACGTAAACTCATAACCAATATCACACCCGGATTTTTTATTTCCTTTTTGATAATACTTAAAATCATATTATTTCTATATGGATCTTTTGAAATCTGAGTAACCATTTTTGAACATTGGGTTTCATTTTTTGTCCCTCTCAAAATTTTTGTAAATTCATCTGGTCCATGATAATTTATCATTTTGACCAATGGATATACACCAGTATAGCAATTATTTTTTTCATATATTATTTTTCCAACAAAATATGGAATCAAATAATGTAATTTATCTTGTCTGGTATCAGTTGCAGTCATACCTAATATAAATCTCCGACTTATATACCGAAACATTTTTATATAACTCATGGTCATATATGTTTGCAATTCATCAATAATAACTAATCCTATTTTATAAAATGAACTAACTTTGAATTTCCCTCGATATAAAGCATGATGCATTGTTATTATCACATTATTCTCATCTATCTTTTTAATCATTTCTTCTTGAGTATCACTCGATAAAAGGCAATCTACACAATTTCCTATAATTTCTTTAGATACTTTTATCCATTTTCTTTGTTCTTCTTTATTATCTGTAATGATTAATGTTTTTTTCCCAATTTCAGCAGCAGCACACAATGAAGTATATGTTTTTCCACTCCCGGTACTCATTTTCAATACACCTCCCAATAACCCGGAATCATATGCTTTTTTGATTGATTTAATAGCATCTTTTTGATAATCTCGCAGTTTAATTGATGATACATCTATATTAATATCATCACCATTTTTCAATCTATGTGTATTTACATTTTCGATATTTAACATTTCGATTGCTCTCATACGAGGAATAGCTATAAGTTTTTGCGTTTTTGTATTTATAATTCTACATACAGAAAACGTTTTTACTTTGTCTTTATATTTTTCATTATCAATAAATTTCTTTACATACAATAATTTTTGTTTATTATTTTCAGATACATTTTTTTCAAAATCTGAAAATTTCATATATATCCATCCGTCAGATTGTAAATTTAATTTAATTTTTTTCATATTTATACTATAATATCAAAAAGATTTTATTATAAAATTGATTCTATGTTTATATTACGAAAATGTTTGGATTATTAAATAATAGAATTTTTCAATATGATGATAGAACACGTGTATGGAAATGTATTGATATAAAACGATCAAATGGTAAAATCATCGATATAAAAAATAATAAAAATAAAATAATTACATTTCAAGGAAGTAATTATTGTTATGATATATCAATTAAAAAATATCGAGAATTAAAAATGGACGATTTTATATTGGAAACAAAAATGAATTATAATTATGATATCATCGATAATTTTTATATTCTCAAACAAAATATAAAATCCAAATTTTTAAATAATGATAACTTCGATAAATTTATTGAAATATGGAATGTTATATTAGGATATTCAAAAGAAAGGTTATTTGTGACTATATATTCGAGAAATATATTTGGATTATTATGTAAAACATTGAAAAGTATTTGCCAAATTATCAATTATAAAGATAATAAATATAAAATAGATCGACATATAAACAATCTAAATTTTGGTATCAGATTATTTAAAACAGATTCTAATGATGTCGATATATTATTTATACTTAAAAACATATATAACGATAAATCATTACAAATTGTTATATCAAATCAGATAAATGATTTTGATTGTATTGAATTTAAAAAATATAAGAAAAATTCTAATTTTCAAAAAATTAAAAAATATATCACTCCGTTGAAAGAAATTGGTATCAAGACAATACAAATATCTGAAGAATTTACGGATAATATAATTTGTCTACCTAAAAATTACGGTTCATTGATTCAATTGTTTATCTATGAATGTCAAAGGAGATTTAAGAGAAAAAAGGATTGTATTTAAATTTAAATCGTTTTGATTGTTCTTTCATATGTTTATGTATTTTATTCCAATTTGTTGGTTTAAATCTTTTTGTTATTTTTTTATCATTAGCGTGCCAAAGATTATCATCATTTTCAATATTGTTGGTAAATTGACATAATGCTACCCTCATTACCGGTCCTTTGTAATCGAATGTATAACATGGTACAGTATTATGATGCTCATACCCCAACTCAACATAGTATTCGAGCAGTTGAGGTAAATATACTAAATATAATGTTTCCAATGTTAAAAAATGAAATTCTTTAAATTTATTTATCAAAATTTCTACTAATTTTAATCTGGCTTGTTGAATAGTTTTAAAATCTTTAACTTTAACTGTATTATCTATTATTTCAAATAATTCAGGTACACTTTTATCCATTTCTGACATTTTCATAAAATCATTATAATCATCCGATTCCAAATCCCTTTCAGTATGATATAACACTACAGACCCAAGAATTCTATGAGCTTTATTGAGAAATATTCCTAATTCATTATGACCACCTTTTTTTCCTTTAGCATCACCACCATATGTTCTAAATAAATCTATAAAATCAAGTTGTGTCCAAGATTTAGGTCGAGGAAATATAAATACCAATTTTTTATTATATTTATCTCTAAGTTTTCCAAAATATGGAAATGATATTTGAAGTGCATCAGTACCGAATATTTTATCTTTCATATATTTAGATCCATTAAATGCATTAAAATGAAATGGTTGAGGATATAATGAGTTTTTTAAAAGATCACTCGATGGTAATTCACTTTTCAATAATGATCTGATAATAATATTTCTATCATGGGTTATTTCTATACATTTAACTTTTTCTGAAGACATATTTATCACCAATGATATTATATATTTAATAAAAAACGAATATTCAATTCCTTATCAATAATATAATTGATATTGTTAATGAAAGGAAATATGATATGGGAACACTTAAAGCATAACCTATCAAGAATAATATCGAGGTTGGAGCCAGAACAATAGAAAAATTTGTTATCACTACATTTATCATTAACACCGTAAACCCAAACAAACATAAATTGATATTTTTGAGTTGTATTCCGTTAATAACCACACCTAAACCGACTATAGTTCCAAATGTTAAAAATGGAAGTAATGCATTAAATAATAACCCAACCATTATTTGTTTCAATGATATATCCGGTTTGACATCATCAATATATTCAAATGATGAATGATAAGGTTCACTAATTACATAACTCAACCTATCTTTTAAAAAATCATTTATCATTTCTGTGTAATCACATTCAACTAATGTTATTTTACCGGTGTCTATCAATAAATTTTTTACCATTTTATCTATTTTCGCATTTTTAATTGTTGCCAATATCATATTATCAATATGTAAAACATCTTTTGCATATGTTCGAAAATTACAAATCTTACCCCATGTTATACGAGATTTATCCGGTTTTTTAACTTGAGCACATACTTTATAATCCAAACTTATCAAATCAATTCCATAATCTCTGGTATGTGGAAGATTAAATTCTTTAAAAAAAGATGCAGGAAGATCACTCCATAATATCATTTTAAATTTTAAAGCATATAATATTTCATAAATTTTATTATTTGACAAAAAATCTGGTTTTGTGACATCATTCTTTTTTATCATATTTGTATATTTGATTTTCCATTTTTTATATCTATTCATTTTATATAAATAAATAAAATTTGATTTTATCAAATTATTTTATAATTGATCATTTAATTTCTTATCAATAATATTATCGATATTGTTAATGCAATGAGATATGATATGGGGACACTTAAAAGATAACCTATAATGGAGAATCCTGTAAATGGAGATAATATGATAGAAACTGCTGATATTATTAAATTGGTAAACATCATTATAAACCCGAATATAGCCAATTTACGATTTTTAAGTTGAACTCCATTTATAATTACACCTAATCCAACCAACATTCCAAATGTCACGAATGGGAGTAATGTATTGAGTAACAATCCGAGCATTATTTCACCTAATGATATAGCCGGTTTGACAGTATTATTATATTCTATATCCAATATTGATTCCAATTCAGGTTTCATTTCCATTTCAGTTTCCAATTCAGGTTCCATTTTGAATTTCATTTCAGGTTCCAATTCAGGTTCCAATTCAGGTTCCATTTGAAATTTCATTTCCAATTCAGGTTCCATTTGAAATTTCATTTCCATTTCAGGTTCTATTTTTGAAAAAGTTTCAGTAAGATAACCTTCGATAATTGAATTATCACTTAATATTCCTTTCAAAAATTCATTCATCATATCAACATAACTATATTCGATTAATTTTATTTTACCTGTGTCTAATAGTAACTCTCTTGCCATTTTATCTATTTTCGCGTTTTTGATTGTTGCTAATATCATACAATCCATATTCAATATATCTTTTGCATATGTTCGGAAATTACAAATTTTATTCCATGTTATGCGAGATTTATCTGGTTTTTTAACTTGAACACAAATTTTATGATCCAAACTTATCAAATCAATTC